TGATTGTACAGCTACAGCTAAATATTCTAGAATTGTATTTTCTTCTTTTAGTGTACCTACTTCTTTAAGTACAGGTGCTAAGAGACGCACAACTTTTTGTTTAATCTTAAATCCTTTCTTACCAAGAAAAGGTTCTAGGACATATTTCGTATCTTTAATTTCTACAATTTTATAATTATCTGACATTTTATTCTCCAACTATGAGTTCAACGAATTGTAAAACTCCAATATTTATTTAAATTTATTCGTTACCAATCTGATTAACATTCAGGAGAGGTCTTCTCACAATGCCGTCAGCACCTTGATCATAAGGAAAACTTGTAGCGTTTCCTGTATACCCTGTTGGTGCGGTTTCTGTTGTTATTTTAGCTGTTTCATTTCCAGTGATTGCTCGTCTTGTCTTAACTGAGAAAACAACTGTCTTAGCACTTCCTTCTTTATCTAAGGTTCTTCCACCTAATGAAAGGATGCTGCCAACAAAAGAATCAATCACCTCACCATTCTCAATCACCACAATAGGCAATACAGCTTTCTCTTGCTTTAACATTACGTCTAGCGTCTGTAGAGCGCTGTAGCAGCGTGATGTTGTTAATAAGGTAACTGACAGGGTAATCTCACTAAAGTCCTCTACAATCGCGTAATATTGAGCGTCAACACCCTTTACGGTTGATGTCTTAGTATCTTCCGATAACTCTGCTGAAAGTATCCCATCCAACTCCAACCCCTCGGCAACAATTACCTTGTTTTTAGATGGGTCGTAAGTTTTAGTTTTCTTTGTTACAACACCCTTAAGGAAATCTTTAGCTTCTCCAATAAGTCCAAGCATTAGAACATCCCCTTAAGTTTAGATACAGCACCTTGCTGAAACGAGGTAAGTTGATCGGTAAACCCACTGAGGTTAATACCAAACATATTTGCAACCTCTAAAGCTCCAGCAAGCAGTTGTAATGTTTCGATGATTTGATCAGGTTCTACATTACCACCATAAGTGTAACTTGGTGCTACACAAAGGAATGACCATTCACTCACAGAGATTGTGCTATTAAACTCTTTATCTGGTACTGTTTCAAAGAACACATCGGTACAGAAGAAGTTAGTGTCACCACTCTTATCTTTAATACTCAACGGCATCTTAAACTCAACACCAGCTCTCTCATACAACTTATAAATCAAGTGCAACCAAGAGTTAGCTGATGATGTGCTTTGAAGGGATACAGTGACACGATATGGAGTGTGTTTATTCACAGCAGCTTTAGCACTTCCGTCTTGTGCAATCTCAAGAGTTGTTGTAACTTCCTCTTTGGTGATTCTTACAACACTCTCAGATGAGAAGCCTTCCATTTGAACACCAAACAAGGAAACTTCAACTAGGCTTGGAGCATAACTTGCAACTTCTCGTGTCATTGTATTTCCTATTTTATTTTAGTTAATGGTCAACTTTAGTTGATCAACCAATCTTCATCTAGAACATAACCTAATTGTTCCAACACTTGTTGTACATCAGCACCAGCACGAGTGTTGCCACCAACATGCCAATCTGAGTAAGGCATAATTACTTGCCAATCGTTAGTAGCTAATGTTCCACCGAATGATTGGTTTGGAAGCATAGTTACACGAGCTTGTGTACTAAATAGAGCTGTACGACCACTCTTATCAATAATAGAGATAGCGAATAAACCTTGACCACGTAGGTTTTGTTTATCGTACTCATAGATGCGAGATAACACATCGTTAGAAGATGAAGTTTGTGCTAGGTGTAAAGTAACCATAGCTGTTTCATCAATGTTATGAACATACGATACAAAACCATCTGTACCTACTGAGTGTGTCCAAGCTGCTTCACCACGTTCGATATCAATTGCTGTATCATCAGCATATCCTTCGACAACGTGAGTAACACCTGTTGCTGTATGACTGATAACAGCTAATACCTGAGAAGGTACTAAGCTACCAGCCTGACGACCATTTGCCATTTATAATTCTCCTATTAAGCGTAAACTGTACCGCGAATACCATCAACTTTCTGAATAGCACCAGCAAGGCGAGCTTCAAAAGTGATACCTGAAAGGATGCGAGTATTACGAGTAGATGATGGAATGTTGTTGGCGTTAGGAACTACTACACGGATAGGGTCATCAGCAGTTAGGATGTTCATTGCTACAGCTTCATCTAACACTTCACGCATCTTGATTTCAACCATAGAGATACCAGCGTTGGTGTAGTTGATTTTGTTCTGAGCTTTGATTAAGCCCCAGATACGTTCACCCATACGAACTTCAACCCACGTTGCTCCAAGAAGTACGTCAATGTATTCACCACCGACTACTTTATTCTCACCAAAGACAACGCTTTCATCTTCTACGGTTGTGTAGTAGTTAGCATTCTTAGATTGCAAGTAAGCTTCTTCTGTTGCTGTATATCCATCAGCAATAATCCCATCAAGTTCTTTGTAAATCCAGATAGCACTACCAATAGGTTCAGCAGAGAATCGACCAACCCAAGCTGCTTCAATCATTGCATTGCCTACACCATCTTTAGTGTAAATACCAAATGAGCGATCATAACCTTTAGCTTTTAACTTACTGAAAATGTCTGTCGCATCAACTGTGTAAGTTAGAACGTTACTATCACTAAATACATAGAACATACGAGATTGTGTTTCTACATAGTCAGCAATGGCTTCTTTATCGGCATCTGTAGCTGCATCAGTAATTACATACAAGAACTTGTTGTAAGTCCCTTGTTGACGAATAAGAGCTTCTACATACGTTTCAGTGACTAAATCTACAGTCTTAACAACACCGACAACAACCTTACTAGGTCGAGGGTCTTGAGCGAAGATACGTTGTGCTGCAACATAAGCTGCATCAGATGTTACAAAACCATCTTCTAACATATCTGTGGTTGATTCATAGATTCGATAGTCTTCATCTGCTGTGAATCGAGAGTGTTTTGTTAAAACTAGGATTGTTTCTAAGTCGCGGACAGTAACATTATTACTTTGACGAACAACCTCAACCTTAACAACATTATCAATCGTTGCCATTTTGTTTCCTTTGTTTGTGGTGTGTTTTTGTTAATTAATTAACTTTTTGTTTAAGGATATAAAGTCCCATTTACTGTAACAACACCAACAATGGCGTGTTCTCTTTCATAGGAAAATTCAAATGAAGCTTTCCTTTGTTGTCTGTTTAATTGTGGATTGTAAACTTTGTATGAGATGATTCCATTCTGTCTAAGGTTAAACTCTAATACTTCTTTAATCTTCATCTCGATTTGATCAACACCATTATTAGTAGCTGAAATCTTAGGTGAGTCTTTTAATAGTTTCCAAACGTTTCTTCTTATAGCCCACTTAATCCAATCATCATTAACTTTGTGGTCAATCCACTCTCCATCACAAGTCTTTCCACTACCCCATGTGTAGAAGTCTAACCCATCAACACTATTCATGAAAGATGATGAAGAAGGGATTGTTGGAGTACCTATTGGGTCAACACCTGTTAAAGACTTACCTAACCACTGCATCTGAGATGGGAACACGTTAGCACAGTAGCTAATCCAAGCTGCTTCTGGGTATTTTAATGATGTCGCTGTAACTTCTAAATAACTATCCCAAAGGACAACATCCCAACTACTCCATAACCAAGATTGAGCATCCCACCACCATACAAGGTTTGGAATCCCTCTAACTTGTGCTGTAACATCTTCATACTTAGTAAAGAAGATTAATTTATCAACTCGTTCTGTTAATAAGAATGACGACAATGATAGAATGTCTGACAGGTCTTTGCTTTCTAATGTAATGTAGTAATAAAGAGTGTTGTGAGAAGCTGTGTAAGCCTCTACATACGTTTCTACACTACGCTTGGCTACTAACACCACAGAATCAACTCTCTGTCTCTGAGAGAACGCCATAGCACAATATGCATATGCGTTAGAGTCTTTAGTGTACCCTTTATCTATCACTTCTTTTAATGATGTAACTTCTACTGTTCTTTCGACTTCATCATTTTCAGATATAAAAGCAGGAGTATAAAAAGCATAACGATTAACTTCCTGCTTATTGATACTTACATTAACAACAACAGGGATTGTGTTTCTTAGATTTTGCATTAACACCTTCCTGTTATTATTAGATTAGTTTAGACACTGTTACTTCGATATTGTAAATAGACATTGCTCGACCATAAGTCTTAACCCTGATTGTTAATCCATTCGTAGCTAGTGGTGTATCACCATACATAACTGTACTGAAGTTCATATCGTGAATTAGATTATCACCTCTAACCATCCGATCTTCGCTGTAAGGGTTTTCTGTTGTATCCTTACTCATTGACACGTTAATGTAATCAGCCTGAGAACCAGCTTGAACTTCAAATCTAACCCGCACAGAATAAAAACCTTCAGAGTCTTGTAATAAATACTTCTGAGTTGTTGGGTTATAGAATGTAGTGACTGCTGTAGGCAAGTTTGTTTCAAGCTTAACACCAGCACTGTTAGGTAAAACAACCTGAGTATTGGCAGCAATAGCTAAAGGGGAAGCATTTGTATAAACACCATCCTTATAACTAGCCCAACCATTTTGTTTAGGGGGTGTATCAGATGTTACAGTTGTTGCATCGGTATATGTGACTGTTACCGACATATCTGGATTAAAAGTGATAGAAGATACTGTTCTACCATCTGCTCCATCTTGTCCAGCTACCCCTTGCTCACCCTGAATACCTTGTAAACCTTGAATACCACGGATATCAGTAGCTAATGCAATGTCCGACACCAAACCAGATGAACTTAAATATAATCCACTTGCAGGGGGTGTACCAGTTCCACCAGTCCAAGAATCAACTCGAACAACTCTACGATCACTATCAGAAACAATTGCTAAGACAGGAGACCAGCCATTAAAACCAGTAGCCCCTTGAGCACCTGTTGCTCCAGTAAGACCTCTAGCTCCTGTGTCACCCTTATCACCCTTGTCACCCTTGTCACCTTTAGGGCCTGTAGCGCCTGTTGCTCCAATAGCTCCAGCATCACCCTTTTCACCTTTAAATAAGGGTTGTAAAGCTGTGGTAAAATCTAATCTAGAAATCTTTTTAGCTTCTGTTCCGCTATCAATAATGAATATAAAGTCATTTGCTGTGAAGTCTAAATCTGACATTGTTGGTAAATCACCAACTTTCATTTCACCCGTTGCCATTTACATCCACCTCAATATCTGGGTTATTTCCTATATCTAAATCCCCTGTAGCTTGAACACGATTGATGTGTCCAACGGAGAAGTCTTCCATTCTTGTTGTTAAAATTGTTAAAGAGATTGTGTCATTAACGAATGCAGTATTACCGTTGATGTTCAAGTTTATACGAGGGATTGCTTGATAATCCATAAAACCCATACCGTATTTATCTAACACTTCTTGACCAAAATCACTATCGAAAGCAATTGCTAAATAATCACACCATTCTTCGCTCTTACTTTTAGCTTCACCTTCAAAGGTGATTGTGTAAGTAACAAGGTAATCAACTAAAACCGTCTGAAAGCCATTTCCATTCACATCTACTTTTGTTGTATTTGTTCTCTGGACAGATTGTTTGTTTCTGTTTAAGATACTGACAATACAGTAAGGATTCAATGGAGGACTACCAGCTCTCCCAGCAAGGATGAATGTACAATCATGAATAATCTCTTCTAACGCTCTTATAATATTCTTTTCATTGTCAGCGACAATTGGTGTCGTGATCGACATTCTTAATATTCCCTTTATTATGGTGAAACAGGGTCAACTGGTACAGGTGTTTCTGGGTCAATAACAATTTTATTAGTCCTACCAAAAACATCCCCCGTTAATCGTTCTCTTTCACTGTCTAAAACTTTAACAGCTACAGCTTCAACATGATAACCTAAGTTCTGATAAGGCATTGTGTAAGCAACTTTCCAGTAGCAATCGTTGTATAGGATTAAGTCAGCTTCCAACGGATGTTCACTACCACTACGAGATGTGAAGATATATTGATTACTAGAAATGAAGATTGCTTCTTTCTCAGTAAATCCACGTTCCTTTAACTTAGTGTAATGACCTTGAAAAGCTGGCTGAATGTTTGCTTTAATGTAAACAGTTTTCTTCTGTGGAGGAATACATTCACCATCTTCGTAAACACCGCTACCAATTGATTCATCATCACGAATAACAGGGTAGGTTTTCTTTCCTAATTTTGCCCTTAGAATCTTCATAATCACCTATTATTCTTTGCAATGGATTTAGCTTGTTCTTCTTGTTTAGTTAAAGATGACTTATAGACTTCATAATCAAATGCGTTAAGCATATGTCCTGTATCATCCCACTGGAAAGCATGACCTTTAAGATCAACTGTTAATTCAGAAAGTTTCTTCATATTCTGTTTCATAACACTATTATGAAAATCTTGTTTAGCGTTATAACCAATCTGATTTAACTCGTCTGAGAAGTCTTGTCCATGCAGAGCTTTGAAGAACAACATTTGAATCCGTTTATGAGCAGTCTTTTTTGTTTCTTCTATGGCTTGCCTGAAGTAAGGTCGAGCTGGAATCTTCTGATCACCACTTGTACCAAACTCTTGCATATATGCTAATTGAGCAACATAGAAACCACTCTCATGCTTCTGCTTCTTCAGCCAACCCCACTTAACATGTCTATTCTTTAGAATATTAAGATTCTTCTTTAACTCTTTAAGGTCTGTAAAGTCGTACTCAAGGGAGAATTGTATTCCATCACCTTTTGTATATGTTTTATTGTCTTTCCACTTTACTGCCATAAATTATTCTCGTTATGGTGTAGAAGAATACGGATACAATGTTCTACGTTCTTCTGGTTCAACAACAGTGTCCCAAAACTCTAAACGCTTCCTATCCCAATATGGTGTACGAGCTTGCTGTCCACGATAGAAAGGACTGTCAATAAACTCAGGATTACGTGCGTAGAATGTTGTGGCTTCTCTAAGCACACCACCAACATAGATCGTTGGACTACCACCACCCTGATATTTACCTTTCTGTAACATCTGTAAGAACTTAACCCAAGAGTCTACAAGTTCTTTACCATAGATTTCTTCTTGACCAACACGTTGTCTTGCGCCTTGTCCAGCTAGTTGAGCTAGAATAGACATTCCAGCAGACATTAACGCTGATCTGAAATGATATGTTCCATCAGGTTTTGTATATTTAGTAATAAAGTATTGGTAAGCTTCATCGCTAAGGAATTGATCTTCACCTTGTTCAATATCACCAAGATCACCTAAGTAAAGTCTAAGCTCCCAAATCTTGTCTGGGTCAGTAACAATGATGTCCATAATATTCCTTAATATTCTTGTGTTATTGTAAAAGAATCAAACACGTAATCCCTTTAGAATAACAGGGGAGAAAACTCCCCATATTATCTTACACTGTGCTACTTCAATTAAGGAGTAGGTAGAGTGAATGTGATGTCTAAAGACAACTCTGGTTGAGACATGAAGTAGATTGCATGTTTCTCAAGATAGAACTCGAAGTGAGTGCGATCTTTAACAGGAGTTTGCCAAGCGTAAAGCTTTTGACCTTGAGTACCGATGTAGTCTAGGTATGGAGCTGGAACATACTTAGCTTGATACAAACCATCAACACCACGTAGAACAGTGAAACCTTTGTTGTCAGCAATTGGAGTGATTGCAGTACGATCCCACTTAGTAAACTTCTGTGGGTATGTAGAGAAGGTTACACCGTGAATAGTGATAGAGCGAACAAAACCAAATACAGAACGGTTAAGCTCATTCACACGACCATTGATGAACGGGTTGTTGATATACTCAGAACCAGTACCAGTGTACGCTGCTTCATACATAGCTACGATTTGTGGGTGAGCTACTAGAGCAGAGAATGCTGCTTCACCAAGCATAACCTCAACGCCAGTGAAACCAGAACCGTAAGTTTGAGCGGTCATCAACTGATTAACAAGAGCTGTAATCTGACCAAGAACATCTGCTGTATCTGTAAGATCGAAAGTTAAAGCTGTACGAGTCTTACCAAGATTCGCAAACATGTCGATTTCAACAGAGTTGTCATAAGGGTCAAGAGTGCGACCTTGTAGTGAAGTTAAAAGAGAATACTCTTCCATCTGTTCCATTGATTGACGGATAGGTGGAAGTTTCTCAGCCATTAAATCCGCAACTGTATAGTTACGAGCTTCAACAGTTAAACTAGCCCAATCACGAACACGGTTAGCGATGTCTTCATACATGATGGCACCTTCTTGTTTAAAGGTGATACCAGACAAGTAAGCGCGTTTTTGTTTACCAGTGTTAACACGATCAGCTTCACGACCTAGACGAGACTTAGTACCAGTCATTACTGACACATCTTCATCGTTATAACGGAAACCGTAAGTATCAGTTACGATACCTTCTTCAGTGAAAAGACCACTTTCAGCGATACGACCATAACGCTTAGGGATTGAATTTAAGATCGAATCATCAATCGTTACGAGTGTAGATGGATCAAAGTCGATATTTTGAACTACTGCCATTTGTTGTTATATCCTTAAGTTATTATACGATTGCTAAAAGTGGTTTTACTTGACGTTGCACCTTGAAACCATTCTCTAGTTTCAACTTAGTGCGAAGTGCTTTTTGTACGTCAGCAGTTTGATTGTGGAAGAATGATGCTGGAACAGAAGCTTCACCTAAGTGTAAGTAACCTTCTGCAACTTGACCACTACCATAACCACGATCAATTACAACTACGTTAACTGTAGCACCATCTTCAGTGAATGAAGCTTCTAGGTATGAACGATGACCAGCACCATTAGTGTTAAGATCACGACCTAAGAAGATACCTAGACGAGTAGTTGTCACAACAGTACCACCAACAGTATCAAATACGTCAGCAGCTACAGCGAAACGTGCAGTCTTCTCAACATCATTAATTACTAGCAGACGACCAACATTTACAGTGTCACCTGAAGCTAGGGTTAGAGCAACAACTTCACGAGCATAACCAGCATCAGTTGAAGGTTCAGCACCAAATACATCTGTAGGGATGATTAGAGCATCTTGTTCTTGAAATACAGCCATTTATATTTATCCTTTAATTATTGGTTTTTAGCTTTCATGCGTTCAGCAAGAATATCATTGAATGATGGAGTAGTAGCTTTCTTAGCGTTTGAATTACCAAGCTCTTCCATCTCTTTATCTTCTTTTTCAACTTTAGCTTCTAGTGCTGAAACAATTGCATCAAATGCTGTAGCTTCAAGACCTGCTGTAGTAGTTAGTAAAGTGGCAACTTGATCATTTTCAGAACCAAGAACAGATTCCAACTTAGCTTTACGTTCTGATTGTAGAGCATCAGCTTTAATGTTGGTTAGTTCAGTCTCCAGTGCTTCTTTAGCACCTTGTAGTTCTGATAGTTGTTTTTCTAGTTCAGAATACTTGCCTTCAAGTTGTTCTTTCTGAGTAGTTAGTTCAGTTACTAAACCCTCTTTCTCAGTAACAATTTGTTGAGCAGCATTAAGTTGCTCTGTTAGCTGTGCAGTAACATCGTCATTGCCACCAGCGTTTTTTGTAACGTCTGTCATATTTTCCTCATATGAGATTGTGTTTTCTTTTGATTGATTTATCATGCCCTTCATGTAAAGATCGAAATCTTCAATTTCCATGATCTTATCAATAAGACCAATTTCTAAAGCTTCATCTGCATCAAATACTTGAGCATTAGTTTCAACTACCGATTCAACCGTCATATTACGATTTGTGGCAATGAATTTTGTGAACTGTGTATAACTTTTATCTACACTCTTTTGCAAACCAGAAATAAAGTCCTCTGTGAAAGAACCATCCTTAGCAAAAGGAATTTTGTTTTTACCAGCATAAACAAATGATCGCTCAATACCGATATTCTCTAGCATCTTAGAATCATTATAGAGTTGAATAACAACACCAACACTACCAACACGACTTGCTGGGTTAGCAACGATTTCATGAGCGATAGAGGATAGTCCGTAGCTCGCAGACGCTGAAAGCCCATCAATATAGGAAATGATCTTTACACCATTATCATCTGCCATTTTACGAATAGCTTTTGAAGTGCCGAATAAACGATAAGCTTCTCCACCTGAACTATCTTGCATGAAGACCACAGTCTTCACACCCTCCGCAACTTGAGATTCAAATGTTGATTTAATCTTCTCGTAAGATGTTAACTCAACACATGCTTGGGTTTGTCCAGCTCGGTTGACAAGCGCACCTTTAATATCAATAGTACCAACCATTGTTTCAGGATTAACACCAAGTTGTTTTAATTTGTACTGACGATAAGTTTCTTCATCACTGAAGTCGCTACGCATCAATTGTGTTTCTTCAACATCTGTTTCAAACTGTGCTAACTTCATTGTTCGTTCAGGGTCAGCGAAGTATTCAGCAATTGGAGCTAAACCTTCCTGAGTAATAAACAATGGCGTATTAAACACCTTTTTTGAAAGATGAGCTAATGATCGTTTAGCCATTATTTCCCCTTAGTTTTTATTTAAATTGTTTGCGTTAGGATCAGCTTCTGAAACATTATCTGACGTACCGTTACCTGAGCCTTTAGAAAGTCCATCTCCACTTCTTGAATCATCATCATCATTCGTTCCGAGAATCTCATCAAGTTCTTCTTTAGTCATATCATCAGGAACACGATAAGTGAATCCCATGATCTCAAGAACACGATTGATAACGTTAGGAGTAACAGGGATAAGTTTAGTTGCTTTAAGTTGCTGCATTGCTTTAGCAAATACTGCCATATCTACTTCTTCAAGCTCACCATAACGTAATGTAGGTAGTTTTGAATCATCCCATCCGTTGCGTCTGAATAACTCTGGAATCAAGTCATTATTAAGAACTCGTAATACTTCTTGAACTCTTGTCTCTACAAGCATGTTCAGCATACTTTTCTTGTTCTTAGAAACGTTAGTAACTTCATCACCAGAACGTAGAATGTCAGCAAACATCAATTGTAAGATTTCATTCTGTAAACGCTTAACGATGTCTGAGATTGAAGTGACATGAGAGCTAGAGGACTGTAATGTTGTAACATCCCAATCTAAAGAACCATGTGCATCATCAGAGCGTGTAGATGGAAGGACAATAGCTGCTTGCTCATTTACTGCAAGCTTACTAAGACTACCTTTAACAATGTCACCAGCTTTACGCATATCTTCATCAGCATCAGCAGCAAGGTACTCTTGTGGAATACGACCAACTAAGATACCATTCATGTTCTTAGATGCTGCAATGTTTTCCATATCCTTGTGTCTTTGAAGTTCTCTCCAACCACCGTAACAGGCGTATAAAGGAGAAACACTTTCAGGAAGATCACTAGATAAGTCAGCTTTAAAGTGAAGATAGCGATTACGAGGAATGAATGTATCATTCTCTGTGGGTTTAAACAGTAAAGGGTTTTTAATGTTATTAGCAAAGTAGTTGTAATACGAAGGAGGTTTAGGTCTATTAGCCTGATACAACCCCTCTACTTTACGGAAGTTCTCATCCCACTTAAAACCACTAATACTGTGTTGGTTACGCATTGGGAGTGCTTTAATACCAATCTTCCCATCATCGTACTTACTGCCAAACTTATGTCTACGTCTACGAAAGACTTTCTCAAGAATGGAAAAACCATATTTATTTAAAGTTAAAGCCTTTTGAACAATGTTCTCTAAACTTTCTCCATCATCTAAATCCTTTAAGCATTGCATGACAAATTCAGCACGTTTCTTGTGGATGTTAGATTGATCATAAGACTCAACATAGATGTGAACACGACTAGCAATAACATTAACAGCATTCAAAGCTGAAGCAATTGTTACATCCATTGCCATTTTGTCGTATGTATCTAATGAATGTGGAAAGGTTAAGTCTTTAATACCCTCATCGAAATATGAACCGATGTTCTTTGAATAAACACCTGTAGTTCCAATTTCAGATGGTACTTTACCCTTCTCTTTCTCTTGTTGTGTTGCCATCTGTTATCGTTATCCTATAAGGGCTAAGTTAAGTTTTTTATACTCTTTAGTTGTTGCTAAGGTATTAAAAGCATCAGAAGTTGAGTCACACATATCGTCATGTATACGTCTACTAACTCCATCGAAGGCTTCGAGTTCAGAAAAATAAATATCGTTCCAGTCGTTATTAACCAAAACACTGACAATACCGTTTTCAGCAGAAGCGGAGAATGGTAGGAATCTATCAATTTTACCTTTTTTGGTACTTACCTTGATAAAGCGTACAGAAACACCAGCATTCGCAAACTCTTTAGCTCTTTGAAATTTAATACTCTTTCCAGATTCAGCAGGGTCTTGAGGTAGATATGTTTGAACATTACCAAACTTCTTAGCATCTTCTTTAGCAACACTAATAATAAAATCAACGTTCTCACCTTCTCGTTTACGAACCTGAATAACATCTTCGATAATGAACCGACCATCTTTTGTCTTAGCCATTAAGACACCAGCAGTAAAATCGGGATTTGGGTTCTTTTCACTAGGAAGAGTGCAAGCTAAATCCCAACACCGAACACGCTTAACAACATCCTTTCGATAGGACATGTCATCTTTACTGTGAGGGTTGAGCATAGTTACCCAAGAGCGTTTAAAGTAGCCACTATCTTCAGGTCTAACATCCCAATTACCGAAGAACTGTCTTTCAACCTCAACAGGGGATTGTGCTAATAAAGTACCTACATAGTCAGGGTTATCACGCAACATGATTGGGTTGTCTTCACACGTAGCTCCAATGAATCTAAAACTCTTTGGATTACAGTTCCATTGTCCGCTAGTATTTTTACCCATACGAACATGATGCGTATCAAACAGCTCTTGCCAAGATTGTCCCCAGATGATCTCTCCACCAATCATTAAATACCAACGCTCAACACCACTTTTTGAAGGGTCTGGGCGACCAGCATGAGGGTGCTCTTTTGGGTATAAGTACCAATCAATCCACTTCCGCAGATAAGAGTCTGGATCAGGGTTACAAGTTACCCAAATATTCTTATCCATCTTCGCTCTACCACGAAGACGTTTCATCATCCAGAGTACATCTTCCTCGCTTACTTGAGTACCTTCATCAATCATGATTGCTGATACCTGAATACCCTGAAAGGCATCTCGACCAGCCTGACCATCGTAACCTGTGAAGAAGATTTTAGAACCTGTAGAGAACTTGATAACCATCGGCTGTTTTGTGATTAAACATTTAGGGTCAAGTTTTTTATAAAGCTCACAAGCTTCATCAAATGCGCCACCAGCTTGTTTTAAGAATGTTGCGTTTTTACGAACAACAACACCAACAAAATTAGGGTCTTTCCACCAACGAAGGAATCTTAGGAGTCCTTGATAGGTCTTCCCTGATCCCATTGCTCCACCGTATACTGTGAAGAAAGAGTTTGATTGTAAGAAAGCTGCTTGCTTTGGACTACTTGGTTTAAATGGGTTTAAAACTTCACTCACTACAACTCCTTAGTTGACGGGTTTTGAGAAGTCAATCGCTCCAAAATCCCCGTAAATATCTAAATCCATATCTGCGTTTTCTTCAGCATCAGTTAACTTCTTATACCCTTCACCGTGTTCAGCTTCAAGCTCTTGACGTATAAGTTGATTGTTTTTAAGTACAGCATTTTGCTTGTGAATCTTTTGAAAGTCGGCTTTTTCTTCCTTGTCTAAGATTACAATGTGTGTCTTAACAATGTTCATCCCCATAGCAGCTTTATCTTTGAGGCTTACTTTAGGGTCATCCATAAACTCTTCCATAACAGCTAGTGCTTTAGCAACTAATGGGTTGGATTTAGCTTTAAGGGTTTTTAATGAGTAATCTTTAACAGGCTGTCCTGATTTAATTTTATCTAGTTCATCTGCCATTTTATTTATATCCCACTTTAATTTTCTGTTATTCTAGGCATAACGCTTAAATCAATATACGCATGATTACCAAAATACAGAACCCACGACAATCTTCCGTGAGGTTTTAATTCTGGTTCGGGGTGAAACTTCTCAAAAGCAACACCAAGAAACATGTTTAAGTGCTCTGCAAGGTTTTGCACTAAATCTTTTGAATCAACAGCATTGTCTGTCCACGGGATTGCAACTAGGTCAAAGTCAAGATTCATCGTACCATGTACTGTTAATGCGTAACCGTTTTCCCTAGCTATCTCACACAGACTGCAATACATTGATGCAAAAACAGGTGAGAATGTCGGACTCTTCATTACTTACATCCTAAAAATAAAAAGTTTTAATTCCAAACAAACAAAAAGGACACCAAAGGCATCCTGAAATATTTATTGATGTTTTTATTGATCAGAACGGATAACATCAAACCTACTCTATGTTTATTGCTAAAAGCAAGGGAACTCACAGAGTGTATTAAAAGAATACGTGATTACCAATCTTAACCTTCAATGTCTTTTGGAAACGTACTCCAAGACGTTGATGGTTGAAGTAAAGACTTCCTTTTGTATAATTCGTTTTATTTGTATAAAAATTCCGAGCTACTTTAACGCTCTCATCCCAAGCTTCTTTTTCATACTTAGGAGGTTTCAAAGAATTAGAACCTTTATACCAAGAAAACTGACCTTTCTGTTTAACTACACCACAATATGTATTGGGGTAGTCAGGGTGCTTACTACGATTATGTACGACCTCAGCAACTCCGAATTTACCACTTATAGGTTCAGACCTGCTTTCCCGAAATACAACCATTGCTAAACATAATATACTTTCACTAATCAAAACACTTATCCTCTTTATGTAAACATGATAGTCTACAGGAAAGTGTGTAATTCGTAAACTATCGTTAGGATGACATCCCCTGTCACCAATTGTATCCATTCTATAGCATAAAAGGTCACTCAGTAGAGTGTACCGCTTAATAAAGCGTACTCTTAAACACCAACATGTCCAAAACCTCTTTAGAGAAACCTACATGTCTTTCAATCTCTATTCCTTGAGATTCTAAACAGATTGTTGGAACATTCTTAACTTTGTTGTTCTTCCCTTCTTCTGGAGATTCATCAACATCAACAACTAAATATTTCATGTAAGGATAATACTTATCAAGATACTTAATTGTTTGAGTACAAGGAGAACACCAATGAGAAACATATATCTTCATTTCAAACATTGTATTGCCCTTGCATTTAGAATAAAAACACAACACTCACAACACAGGAGAATCGTACACTGACTTACCTTTATAATCATTATGTAAGGCTTATTTTATTCGATGTGTGTACTATGTGTGAGGTTGCTAGGAGTAATCGTAATTCAGAACGTTAATTTGATAAGTACTGAATCTTGTTCTTAAAATAAGAAAATATAATACGGGTAAATTGAGTAAAATAATACTGAGGCAATTAAAACCCAGATGGTTACTTTCTCCCAAGTTGTTAATGTTCTCATGTTATCTCTCTAAATTTATAATCACATTAATCATAACATCACTGGAGAATCGAACTCCAATATTCGCAGTATTTCACGTATAGGTGATCAGTCTAACGCCATAGTATTTTCATCTGGAGCTACCATTTTACTTAACCATGAACTACGAAAATCTACAACCTGAGCATGATGTTATGTTAATATAATTTAATATTTTATTAAATTGGTGCTTATACAAGGAGTCGAACCTCAAACTTCGGATTACAAAACCGATGTTATACCATTTAACTATACAAGCTTAATTGCCACTTCACGTAGTAGCCACGTTATCCCATGTGGAAGTTAATCTCATGACAGGGAGTAATTGTTTAGAGTGAAGTGTGTAACTTCCTTGTCTCTATACTTTCATTATGATATAACATTTCACCCCCTGCAAGTGTTATTTTAAAAATTACCAAAATAAAATACTATCATATGAATCAGCACACTTAATAATATCCTCATTCTCTTTTTTAAAATACTTAAACAAGTCGTGATCAACTTTGATGTTTCGATCTAAACCAACATACTCAAATGGGCACACAATACCCTCATTCTCGTATTCACGTTTAAGAACTCGACTTAAAGTATTCTCTGAATAATCTAAAACTTTGCAGATAATCTTCTGAGAATAACCACAACAGTTTAATAAGTGGGCTTTATATCGTTTATCATCAAAACCGATCTCTGTAAAACCCTCTTGATGGGAGAATCTTTTCTGAAATACATCAACCATATCATCAGGACAAGTCATTAGTTTATTGAATGGAGGTTTGAATTTACGGATACAGAAAGATTCATAGAATAAACTCATATCCTGACTGTTGAAAGTTTTAACAATATCGTAAGAGAGGAACTGTTCTCTGTCTTTCTGTTTCATACGATTAAAAAACCTTACATTACTATGACCTTGTAAATGGTCTTTTGGTCTATCAGGTTGTCCTGAACCAATATATACTATCTCGTTATCATATTTCATAAAATAAACAATATAACCTTTACCAACACTCATCAATGATTTGTCAAACCATTCGTAATCCTTCTCTTTAGCTAAAAACCCTCTTGAATCAAAAAGGGAATAGAAATCTTCCTCGTAAAACGACACAACAAACTCTCCTGTTTAAAAAATACCTTAATCATCCTTTATAGCAATTTTCACATTAAAATTCAATAGGTATAAAAATAACCCATTAACTTTATCAATTAACAGGTTTGATCAATAATATTTAATAAAAAATTAAATTATATATATTACTCTAACAACCACCTCTCCTTTGTAATTAAATCAACACTGATCATATCTTTAATACATGATAGCACCAATAAATCTTCATCCTTATGTTGTATACCCATTAAGGAATCTTCTAACACCATAAAGTTAAACTCTACAGTGTAATCAACTTCTAATTGCAACACCTTATCTAAGTTGTATTTGTCAATCATCAGACACCTTTACATTATACAGATTATCAACATACTCTTGCAACGTACCTTGAGTGTACCCCAGTTTAAATAACACTTCACCACAACCACTAGAGCAAAGCAATACACCATCCTTCCAGAAATATGCTTTATAATTATCACCATCTTGTTCTACATGGAACAAGTAGTAATCACCTTTAACTAATTCTGACACATCTTTAGTCATAAACTCATCATCAATTATTTCATTAACATCAATATCAAACACTTTACTCATTACCACACCTTCTGCAATTCTAAAACTTTATACGGTAATCCTAAACTCTTTAGTAACTTAACACCACTAACACAAGGTTTGTCGGGATTTGCATGACAACCCCAAGTTAAACCTTCTAAAGCTCTCATCTTAATAATTTGATGAGGGTCTGGTAGACAACCATAGTTCTGAGACATTTCTGTTGTTTCATTGCCATAATTAATAGGACAACCATCACCATTACAATCACCTTGAGTACAATCTAAATTTAGCATACTCCAGAAGGACTCTTTAGATAATCTGTGTTTTAAGTAATCTTCTGAAACAACATCTACATTTAAAACATCAATCTTTTTCATCAAAACACCTCGTTAAATTGAATATTTATCTCATATTTCTTTTTTACTTTACCCAATTCACCAGTACATACAATAACAGAAACATCAATGTAATTTTGTTCAACAGAGACAATTTCTGTTTCAGATAAACACTCCTCTTGATTTAAGTAATCAGAGATTAATGAGTGAATAGTTCCATCATCAATAAACATTATACAACTCCTTTATTCAATAACAATGCAAACACCACTGTACCAATCTTCTTTAGCTTCATGTATCTCTTTATGGTAATCACAATCTAAAGTATAAACTTCTACGTCACCTAGTTTCTCTTTGTATTCTTCAAGAAGCTCTACTAATTCACTAATCTTCATCTTCAATCTCCAATAATTAAAATGTTCTTTGCATCAAACATGCCATTTACCTCCCCTCAATTTTAGAATCTCATTCCCAAAACAGTTGATTGTCAAGGTTAAAGACAGTATTGTTTTTTCCAACATGATCTGTTCCTGATGTTTTCTTTTGCTACCCCAATTCTTATATCTAATAAAGAATTTACAAGAGTAAAAACAACTAGGTTCGATTTCACCACGTATAATCTTACATCGAATTATATAGTTTTTTCTTACATCGCTTAGGCTCCTAATCTTCCTATTTATTGCTTTAATCTCTTTGTCTTTTCTATTCATTTCATAACTCCTACTTAGTATATTCCATATATGTTTGCACTAAACAAAACACAAAGAATATAGCATACACAACACCAATAATAATAGCTGATGTTAAATCTACAATAACAACATTGTTCTTTAGCAATACAAACAGAACAAAACCTGTTAACAGCAGTAGCACATCAACAAATAAATAAAAATATAAAAACATTAACATCTCCTTAAGTTAAATGATTGTCTTAGTTATAGCACAAAAACAAATATAAATACAATACCTATTTAATAAAATATTAAATTATTTACATTGCTGTTAATGAACACAAACGATAGTGATGTGTGAATGTTATAGCAATCATTAGAGCGTAGATGAAATCTACCGATAATGCACTATAGGAGTATTCCCACAGTTATCACTGTTAGTTAGCACCCAACAATAAATTGTCCGATAGGACATTACAGTGTTGAATAATACTAACTGTATCCTCTGTGGAATTACTTTTAGTTATCCCTTTAGTTTTAGGGATTGTTATAGCAATCAAACAAATCCCTTTTCCCTTTAGTATTGTTGTTAGTGTTATCTGCACAGGATACCATCCGTAAGGATAGTTTTATTGTGCATATTATCTAACGGTACACCCATCTACACTCTAGAGATAGTGTTGTAACTCGTTGAATATTAAAAGTAAAAAACAACTTTTATCTAGAAATTTTATAAATGTTTACTTATTTATTGAATTAGTGTAGAATATAACTTTTCAATAAGGAGTATTTATGAAAGAAATTGTGGTTGAAGTAGTAGATTCAATTATGGGAGCTGGTAAGAGCACTGAATGTTTTAATTGGATAAATAAGAATCTTGATGATAAGTACATTTATGTTTCACCTATGTTGTCCGAAGTTGATAAGAATGGTAGGATTCATAAAGAGATTCTTGGTACAGAATTTATAAGTCCAGATATTGAGGAGAGTAGAAGTAAGATAGAACACTTATCTAAATTACTAGATCAAGGTGTTAACATTGCTTGCACTCATAATCTGTACTTGAGCATGACTAACGAGCATTTTGAAACTATCAAGAAGCAAGGGTATATTATCATATTGGATGAGGAGATTGAGGTTATTAAAACTTATGGTGTCTACAGTACAAGTGACATTGAATACCTAATTCACAAAAAAGAAATTACAGTGGATGAAAAAGATGGTTCTATAACTTGGATTGGTGAGCATAAATCTGTTGAAGATTATGAGCACAAATACTATAAATTGAAGAATCTTTGTGAAAAGAAATCAGTTTATCTGAACAAAGGTATGACTGCTAAGAAAAACATATTAGTATCACACATACCATTAAACTTATTAACAAGTGCTAAACGTGTAATTGTTATAACATACATGTTTGAAGGTAGTGTTTTGGATTGCTTCTTAAAGCTTAAGGGTATTAATACTGTTCCTTGTAAGGATATTGTACCTAAGAGAGAGGTTAAGCCTGAAAGTTTTAGAGAACTTATTACTTTAATTTCACCAAACAAGAAAACTGTTGATTTACAAATGAGTGCTACTTGGTGGAAAAACCTCAAGAGTGATGTTGATAAAAAATCTGTTGGTAGTATTGCCAATTATATTAAAAACACAGCAAAGGAGTACGATGTTAAGGCTGATGAGATAATTTGGACTTGCCCTAAAGCAAACGCATTTGGTGTGTCTGAGGATAAAAAAGCTGTAAAACTTAATCCTGCTGGTTATGTTAGATTCAAGAATGACGAGGATGAGTGGGTGTACAATTGGTTATCAGTACACACTAGAGCGACTAATGAGTACTCGAATAAGAGAATGGTTGCACACTGTTATAATAGATACCCACTACAACCTGTTAAAGTTTATTTAAAAACTTGTGGTTTCCCAATTGATGAGGAGAGGTATGCTGTTAGCAGTTTACTACAGTTCGTATGGAGAAGTCGTATTAGAAATTTTGAACCTATCATCCTGTTGATCGCTAATCATCGTATGTGTCATTTGTTTGTTAAGTGGATGGACGGAGGTTTTGATTGAGAAATGTAGGATAATTGTTGAGTGTATTCCTGTTTTGGTTTACACTCTATTTATCAAGTATTAGGAGAAATAAATGAGAGTTTACGTTGCTGTATGTTTCGCTGAGAATGAAGAAACAAATCGTTTTACAGATTTTGCTGATGTTGTTGGTGTCTACACCCTAAAAAATCATGCAGAAGAAGCTGCTAGGAAATATATTGATGAGTTACTTAATGATTTAGGTGTTCATTCAACATATCAATTATACATTAGGGAGCTTTAAAATGGACAAGAAAGTAACACCGGAGTATTTGTTGAAAAATGGTTATATAAAAGTTGGTAGTAAGTCATACTGTGAATACTGGAAGAAAGGTGATGAAATTATCACTTTAAACACAGATGAAACTTTATCAGAATACAATCGTGGTTATGAGGATGCTCTTAGAGCAATTAAAGCCAACCTAGAGCATTTTAAGAAAGATGTTTATAGTATTGAGATGATCTACGAGGGTTATAGTCTGGATCGTTATGAAGGTGAGAGTGAGTGTGAAAAACTATTGTTTAGTGAAATTTTAGGGATGAACAAGTAAATGTCAAAAATAGGATATATTCACAGCTTAATTTCAAGTTTTAGAAATTCAAATTCAGTGTCACACGAAAATGTTTTAACAAATAGCAAATATACTTTTGATGATGGGAGCTATCTTGTTATTGGTAAGTACGTTGATACAAATTCTGGGTGGTTTGAGTTTAATAATAAGAGGTGCAATCTTACACAATCAGAACTTGTGTTGTTAAGAGAGATTGTTGCTTTGAACTATGGAAAAATACTTTATTTTTAATTCAGGAGAGTATTTAAATGTCTTACGGTAAAATTATTCCAACAAATAAAGTTGTTGATGAAGTTTATGAGAAACACGTTAAACATAGTGATGATGGGTTATTATCAAACAAGTTGCAGTACAATGTTAAATTAACTGTAGAGCAAGTGACAGATATGATTTGTTTGTATATCTATGGAGCACCTGTATTACATCTTAAAGATGTTTACGATTATAATGTTGATGGTGTTATTCATCGAAATAGTTATAGAAACATTAAGATTCCATTTCAAACATCACGTAAGAAGAAGCTTGGTAAGATGGTTTTCACTTACGATAAAGAATTAGTTGAGGAGCACTTTAACTCTTTACCAGAGCATCTTAAGGGGTTATCTGATGGGAAGATTCGAGAAGATCGTTTGGTGAAAGTTACAAAGATTCTTAAAAGTGAAATGTGGATTTAATCATGAGTAATGTTGTTGTTAAGGATTTAAGAGTTGGAGATATTCTCCTTAAAAAGAGTTATGCAAACCCAGACAGACGTATTGAGTACATTGTAGTTAATAATGTTGTTGGTGATGTTATTTATATCTACAATAAAGAAAATGGTAACGGGTATCACTTGTCGTATGAGGATGTTGGTGATATGATGTTCTTGTATGAGAATTTTAGATTGGAGAATTAAATGAAAGTTAAACTGAACATCTCACCCTTACAAACTATCAATGGTTTTGAGATGAAAGAGATTGATAGTGTATTTGGTGTATTAACTGTTCGTAGGTATGAGAATAGAGGTGAATGGCTGGTATTTGCACCCTTCTGGTGGGAGCATTTATTCAATGAGAAATTTGATACAGCAGAAGAAGCTATCAAGTTTATTGAAATGAGATGTGAAGAATATATTAATGAAGTTTTGGGTTGGAGTGATATGCCACATCTTAACATTGAAGATGTAGAATCATTAAACAAGGTTAGGGATAAGAGACTTATGGTGTTTACATCGCTACTACGTACACTGAACTTTGTGGGTCACTCTCGAATAGATCAGTGTTATGGTTTGTTTGTAAAGTTTGAAAAAGAACACCCACTAATTGATGGTTATACACGTACAGGTAAAGATGTTGATCATCGTAACATGAGAGACTTTATTGAGAATTATAAAGGTGGAGAAATAAATGTTTAAATTAGATGAGACTGAAGTTATTAAAGTGTTAACACGCAACGCTATTAGGTGTTTAGTATGTAATACTGTTTTAGAGAGTAAGCATAGACACAACTACGTTCAGTGCCAGTGTCGTAACGAAGCTGCAACAGATGGGGGATTGTCTTATCAGCGTTATATGGCTAAGGATTTAGACTTAGTAGAGAATCTATGCGAGTATGTTGAAATGACTCGTGGTGAGCATTACAAGCAACTTGAACAGCAGAAATTAGATGAACATCTAAAGTTACAAGAGCGTATTGATAAGGGTGAGATGATTAACGTTGGAAGTGACATTAATCCTCATTGGGTGAGTAAAGAAGTTTGGGATATTGTTATGAAAGCTTCTGATAAATATTACCCCAATGCTAAGAAACGAGGTAAGGAATGAAAGAGTATTTAAATCCAAACAGACAATCTGAAGAGAAGGTTGAAGTTGATAAAGAGTTTCTTACAGAGGTTGCTGGATTCTTGTTAGCATCTTCTCAATATGAGGATGAAGGTAAACTTCCATACAGCTCTTTTCAAAACACATCACATTACTTAGCAACAGTGTTAAGTGATATTCTTAATGAACGTATTCACGGTATGAAATGTTATGATCTTTATGACAAGGCTGTAGAGCGTTATGAGAATGATCCTGTTGTGGTAGAGTTTCATAAAGAACTTGATGATTTGCTTAAATCTTGGGAGGAGTAAGAAATGAAAGAGTGTTCAAGAGTTTTATATGGTAAAAAATACACAGTAAGGGAAGATATTGCTTATGAGCTTTTTGTAGATGATGTGCTGGTTCGAGCTTCATACAGTTTAGACAATATTCGTGGAGAAGTTTTTGAATCTCTGTTGAAGAGATTATATGAAGTTAGTCTTGGTCAAGTAGTATTGAAGTCAGAGATCATTGAGTGTTATTATAAAACAGAATTATTTATATCTTGTTTTAAGCAAGAATTGGAGAAATAATTGAAAGTTTATCACAGTAGTAAAGACCATACTTGGGAAACACCTCAAGACTTATTTGACAATTTGAACAAAGTGTTTAATTTTAAAACAGATGTATGTGCATTACCTGAAACAGCGAAGTGTGATAATTACTTCACACCTGAAATAGATGGGTTGAAACAAGATTGGAATGATGTTTGTTGGTGTAACCCTCCTTATGGTAGGATGCAAAAGGATTGGATTAAGAAAGCTCTTGAGGAGTCACAGAAGAACAATTCAACAATTGTGTTATTGATTCCAGCTAAAACAGATACAAAGATTTGGCATGAGGTAATCTTTGAGGATTCTTCAGCAGTTTGCTTTATTAAAGGTAGATTGCGATTTGGTAGTGCTAAAGAGAATGCACCATTTCCATCTGCTATTGTTGTTTTTGGAAATGTTACGAACGAACAACTAGAAGCATTAAACAGTTTTGGTCACACAATGAATTAAGGAGAGACAATGATGCGTATTCAGAAAGGGAAGATTCGCTTTAACAAGAGTGAGGTTTGGAACTTAGATAAGCACCTTGCCAAAGTTATTGTTCAAGGACTAGAGCAGTTTAAAACTCTTAATAAGCACACAATCCCACCACACTTAGATGTCTCTTTTAAAGCACCAGACGGTAAGACAGTTTACTACAATTACTCCGATGATTATTGTGAGGAGCAATGGCAAGAGTTGTTAGATAAGATGATCTTTGCATTTGTAGAGCACTCAACATATTTTGACATTGAACCTTATGATTTCTATTACGATGACTTAACACACCCTGAGAAGTTCCCACCTGTTGTTTGGGAAGATCACCCTGTTTATGGTAAAGTTACTGAGTGGAGACAAATTCTAAAAGAGGGTGTTACGCAAGAGGAAGTTGATGCTTGGTGGGAGCGTAGTAAAACTTATGAGGCTGAGATTAAACGTAAGGTGAGTGAGGGGCGAGAGTTGTTCATTAAGTATTTTGATAATTTGTGGGATTAAGCTAAAGTTGAGGTTGAGTATGAAAATTGATGAAGAAGTAGTAGAGTGTTTTTCATGGAAAATACCACTAAAATACGGTGTTATTGAGGTGGACTGTAGAAAAGATAGTTATGGTGTATACTGTGAGATTGATAATCAATGGTGTAAGGAGTATAAATATTTTAATAGTGTAGGTGATGCAATAGATTGGTACACTGATTGGTGTGGGCGAGTGATTGTATCAAATTTTTAATTAAAACACACAAAACACATTGACACAGATTTCAAAATTATGTATATTTGTGTCTCTTTAATATTATCGAACAAAGGATTTAAAAATGTCTAACGAACAAAGTAAAGTAGTAACTAAGGTTGTAGATGTGCGTCACAAAGCACCTGATCAAGCTATTCATGAATTAATGCAAGCTGCTAAAGATGGATTTGCTGTAACTAAGGTTGTAACACGGTTTAATCACACTCATGTTTATCTTGAAACAAGTTCTAAGCAAGTGTCAACATCTAACGATGTTAGCGAGACAAGCTCTAAGCGAGTATCAACCTCTAAAACTGCTGATGAATCTTCTAAAGAAACAGCAGCAGAAAAAGAGGAAGTTAAACCTGTCGCTAAGAAAACAACTACTAAAAGTGTAGCTTCTACTAAAGATACTGCTACTACAGCTAAGAAAACTGAACAAGGAGATAAAGATGTTGAATGATGGGTATGGTATTGGTTGAGTAACACATAAGGGATAACCCTTGTTAATGGATTTATGTTAAACAAGGAAGTTTGATCATAAATAATTTAATATTTTATTTAATTGGAGAATTGAATGTCTAAATTTAAGGTTCAAGTTAGTAAGTCTTTTTGTGTAGAACATATTGTAGAAGCAGATGATAAAGATCACGCTTTAGAGATTGCTTCTGAGATTGAAGACTTTATGCGATGTGATTGGACAACACATATTGATAGTGAATGGGATGCTGTTAAAGTTGGTGAGGATGAAACAGTTGATTATGAGTCAGTACAAGATTATTTGAAATAAGGAGTTTGAATTGTATAAAGCAGTTGGTGATGGATTGGTAGTTGAATACCAAGAGCAAGAGAATATTTCTAGTGGTGGAATCGTATTAACAGGGACAGCAATGTCTACACCACATGATATTGTTCAGAGTAAAGTGTTGAGTGTTGGTAGTGGTGTCCCACAAAATAGTTTAATTAAAGTTGGTGATATTGTATTGACTTCTAAAGAGGCTTTGGTTAAACTTGATGATAACACTCGTAGTGTTAAGTGGACACGAGTTGTTGGGGTGTTAGAAGCAAGTTCTAACGTGGTTGTTACACAGTAACAATTGTTAAATAAGTGGTTTTAAGTAAAGTCACATCCTGTGAAATATGTAATGGAGAAGTAAATGTTAAATGTAAATGATTTTAAAAACCTAAAGAGCACAAAAGAAAGTCGTCTTAAACTTCTATCTTTGTTGAATGATAAAGAGAAGAAAATGTTTAAGAGCTTTGTTAAGAGTGTAGGTGTTTAATATGACACCACACAATAAATTTATTGAGTTTATTGATACAGTTGAAAATGAACAAACAGAAGTTGTAATTGAAAGTGTGCCTGCCGATAAGCACTGGATTTCAACAATTGAGATTAACGGTGAAGAAGCAAAACTACTTCAACTTAACGATAACTACATTTTCATTTTTGCTGGAGAAGCTCAAGTTCTAAATGTTAAGCAATACAATGCTGTTGCTGAATCATTTAAGAAAGTTATTGAGATTTTAAAAGATAACAGTTAGTGTGTATGAGGTGTGATGCTGTATGGTGTTACACCTCTTTTTGTATACGGAGAATAAGTGATGTTTAAATGGTTAACTGATATGTTCAAAGATGATAGGTGTGAGTGTCGAGGTTGTATGGTAACTAGATATGGTTGGGGTTATGCACCATGCTCTAATGCGAAAGTTCCAGACTTCACACCACCCTCACCAAGACCAACAAAGCAACCACCTAGAAAACTTTAAGGAGAAAGACTAATGAGTCTTGAGAAAATATGCACAAACGAATACACAGATGGTATTCATAAAGTTAAACACAAATTAACAGGTGATGAATCCTATGTATATGTTGGTGAAGCATGGTTGTACGATGATGACTTTTACATGGTGTTAGATTGTAAGACTGATAAAGTTATCAACAATGATGGTTATGAACATCTAAATCACTACGAAGATGGTAAATATTTTGAGTGTAGTGATCATGAGGATGTTTGGTTGTTTGACGATGGTGATGAGTTATTTGAGGAATGTCCTAAGTGTAAAGAGGTGCAAGAGGAGATTCTGAGTTACAAAGTTGCAGAAGATGTTTATCAATACAACAACAATCGTGAGTTTAATCGTTTAAAATATCTATTACAAGCTGATAAGTATCGTTTCTGGCGTATTGGTAAAGAAGGTAGTGTTAAACCACAACAAGGACTATTTATTTTGATTACAGGGTATGATTCTGTATGGGGTGATACCTACTACTCTTACAGAACTATCGAGAAGAGTTTTATTGATGAGTTAGAATGGAGTGAGAAAACCTAATGGGTATGTTTGTATTTTTATTTAGTATGCTAATGTTTGTACTATTAGCTGTTATGGGAACTCTGTGGTGTATTGTTCCATTGTTAACAATGATCTTAGGGTGTTACCTTGTTGTGTATGTTGATGACAATTATATTCCATCTGAGGGTGAGAAATAATAGTTGTTAAACTGGTGTTTAATTTGGGAAATGTCAATTACCCCTATTGACAATGATTCACAATTCAAGTATGTTTAGTATTCATTTATTATAAAGTGTATGGAGATGTTTAGTGTCATTAAATGCTCAGCGTTACGGTGATCGTGGTAGTAAGAAGAACCGAAATAGTAACAATCGAAAAGCAAAGGTTGAGGGAACAACTGATAGTTTACCTAAGAACAAGTGGGAGGAGGATCGTAAAGCTAAGATTAAAGTTATTCACCCTCGTAGTGATGCTCAGAAGGCTTCATTGTGGTCTTTTGAGGAGAATATGGTAACTGTTAACTCTGGAGCAGTAGCAAGTGGGAAGACTGCTGTGGCTTGTTGGTGGGCTGCTAATCAGGTAGCGCAAGGTAACTTCGATAAGATTATCATTGGGCGACCAACAACACGATTAAATGGTCGAGATAATGGACATCGACAAGGTAGTTTACTCCAGAAGCTTTATGGTTTCCATGCACCGATGATCGAGTATATCTCAGATATTTTTGGTCGGAATGCTGTTGATATGCAACTTGAGAAGGGTACAGGTTGGGTTGAGATACTTGATTTTGAGGCAATGCGTGGAATTACTGTACGAAATAGAACAATCCTGATTCTAGACGAGGCACAACTACTATTTCCAGACGAAGTTGATTGTCTCATGACACGTTTAGGAGAGGGTTGTAAGATGATCTTGTGTGGTGATCCTAGTACCATGCAGAATGATAACAAAATCGAAATGAACGGGTTGCAGTATTTGGAAGAGATTGTTAGTCGTTATCACATCCCGAATATTGGGTTTGTTAAATATCGAATTAAGGATATTTGTCGAAGTGATTTTGTTTATGATTATGTTATTGCAATGCAAGACTATCATAATTTGGATGTGAGTTAACAAGAGGTCGAAAGACCTCCTTTTAAGGAGTTTAACAATGACACAAGATGATCAAGACTTTAACGATTACTACAACACTGTAGTATCGTTAGCTGTAGAAGCTGGGTTTAATGCTAAGTTTATTGATTACTATAAATTAGATATTAAAGACCATTATTACGATGGTTTAACACCTCAAGAGTGTTTTGAGAAAGAATTTTACGTTAATGATGATTTAGAGCTTAAATCAATTTTATATTAAGGAGAATGTTTTGAAACTGTATAAGACATATTCAGATGATGATGGTCACACATATTTAATTCCAAAGGAAGATTATAAATTTTTTATTAAAGCGATTACTAATCTTGAAAAGAGTATAGAGCACTGTTTCTTGACATATAAAGAGGATGCTATGGAGTTATTACAAGAAGAGATTTGGGATTTGCTTGGTAAATATGAAACCCTTGAGGGTGAAGAACACTACATTATTTTGGAATCAGATTTAGGAGAAAATATTTGAACATTACAAACATGAAAATGGAAGAAGTGGTTGGTCGTCCTTTTGGTATGCAATATGATTTAGCACTATCTACAGACGTTATTGAGAGTGCTGAAGAGTACACAGGGTTTGTTAACTTCTGTGCAGCTTTAACGGAACATGATATTGTTAATCTGCACATCACTTGTTCTGGGGGTCGTGTCAGTACAACGTCTATTATTGCAACAGCTATTGAGAATAGTCGTGCTAATTTTATTGCCCACTTAAACTCTATTTGTTGGAGTGGTGCTACAGTTGTAGCGTTAGCATGTGATAGTTGGGTGGTTGGGGACATGGTGGAATTTGGTCTGCATTCAACTCAAGGTGGTACTGGTTACAGCGAGCTTAGTAAAGTTAAGTGTCGTACAGCAGCTATGGAGCGCCTTAACGATCTTATTGACACCAAGTATTATACTGGGTTACTTGATGAAGATGAGATTGTTCGTATGAAAGATGGAGCTGAGATCACTTTCTTTAAAGATGAGCTTATTGAGCGTCTACAACGTTATGCACAATATCGAGCAGATAAACTTGCACAACAAAACAACCCTGAAGATCTATCACAATTCTCTGTAGAGGAACTTGAGGAAGAGATTCAGTTATGTAAGGAAGATATTAAAGCTTATCAAAAGGAAGTGAAACTTCGTAAAACTAAAGGCGAGAAAATAAATGTTGGATAGAGACTATCTTCTAAAGTTAATAGTTGAATTAAAAAAGAGAAATCGTATTATCGGGCAGAAGTTAAAACACCTTTCCGAATTACAGGTTGATCTTGAGAAGAAGCGGATTAGACAAAACACTTTAACAGGTTGGGTTTATACTCCACCAAATCCAGATGAGTTAAAACAGGCTACTAACGTAATGCTTGAAGCAAATGAGAAGGTTTTGAGTTATAAACAGAGAATTGATTACAATGCTATTAAAACGGAGCAATTGGGTCATGGTTTGACGATACTAGGACTTAGGGAGGTGATGAAGAATGTTCACAGCCATAGCAATTAAAAACTTTGCTGGTAGTGTCCTATCTTTTCTGTGGGAATATAAGTGGGGCATCCTTGTTGGTGCTCTAATAGTATTCCTATGGGTTAGGGGTAACAATTACCAAGAGAAGTATGAGCAAGAAACAATAGCACATAAACAAGAACGTGCCGAACACCTTGTTACTAAGATTGAGAATGAGCTTACACTAAAGCAACTGCAAGTTGATAGTGAAACATCTTTACGTTTAGCACAAGAAAAATCTTTACGTGATTATCAATCTTTAGTAGAGAAAACAACACAAATTCAGAAGGAGTATTCTGTTCGTGAAAAATAAATTAACAGCACTATTAGTTCTCTCAACAGTAGTAATGCTAGGTTGTCAGAAGCAATCAAACAATACACGACCACTACCAATAGTAGTACCAATTCCAGTGGAGACAAAGATACCACCAATGCCGAACGTTTATCTACCATCGGAGGATTACTCGAAACGTGCATTGCAGAACAAGACTACTTCGCTGTCGAAGCTGACAAATTAGGTAATAGTGTTATTACCTTGAAACAATGGGGTGAGGAGGTTGTTAAGAGTGTTAACACCACTAAACAGGAGAAATTAAAAGATGCTGTTAATTGAGAGGTATAAGAAGTTTAGACTTAACTACTACTCCGGACATGAGTTTAACGATGTTAATCGTCATAAAGTGTTTGTTATCTACTTTATGTGGTGGTGTTTCGTGTTTATGAATAAAGATAGTGATATTTCTAACACTTTCCATGCTGCACACACAATAAAAGATTTATCTTGGGTTGATGAAGTTAAGAAAGAAAAGGAGAAGTGGAAAGACTACTATGATGAATATTGGTACAAAGATAACCTTGAGTACACTGAGCATCTAAAGAAGCTTATTGAAGATCGTGATAACGAAATCAAGATGTATAAAGACTCTTACCATAATGTACTAAATCTTGCTAGAGGGTTGAGAACACTTCAGCGCGATGGTATCGAGGTGTTGGAAAGTTTAGAAAAGAAATAATATTTAAAAGGGGTGTTGACACAACGTTAGCACTCCTTTATTATGATTGTAAGAAACGTAGTTAGTAACACAATAGGAAGAAACAATGTCTTTAGCACTAGCACTCAAAACAGCATTAGCATTAAATGAATACGAAACAGAGCAGCAACAGAAGAAAGAGCTAAAGGCTCTCCTAAAGGAGAAAGCATGGAATCCTGAAGTGTTGGTATTGGGAGGGGTTTGTTGGTGGAATCGTAAAGTTGTTAAACAAATCGTAGATAAAAAGACAAATGTTGTTAAAGATAAAACAGTTGTTCAGAAGGTTAAAATCACTGTACTAACACAAGACCAAGACCCTACAGAAGTTAGTAACAAGGGTAAGTTTTCATTCCGTAATGCTTGTGGGAACAGAATATACATCTCAGTAAAATCATACAAGGAAGCTGATGAGTTTGTTGCAGAGATTTATGGTAAAGGGACGTATCGTGTTTCATCTGTGCATAACTGAAATTAGTGTGCATAATTAATTTATGAGAGAAAGAAAATGAGTAATGATTGGAAAGAAAAAGTTAAAGAGCGAATCAGTGATGAGCAGAAAGAAATTGATCAGTTTAAGAATGATCGCAAGGTTATCTTAGATAAAGTTACTAAAGCTGTTTATGAGGTTTATAGTTTAACAGGGGTTAAGATTAGAAATATATATTTTGTGTCTGAGTATATTGATGGTCATCCAGTTAAGGATGAGTTGTATATGCGTGAAGTTAATAATGCAGCAGACTATTGCTTTAGAGTGACATATGAAGGACGAACACATGATTTCTATTGGCATGAGTTTCACTCCGCTCTTAACGAGAGGTATAAGAAGCACAGTTGGAAAGGTTGGTTTGTTGATTTTTATTAAGGAGAAAAGTAATGAGTAATTTCGCAGAAGGTTTTAAAATAGGTTTTACATTCTTTGGATTGGTGAGTTTCTTAGCGTTAATCCCTACAACTATTTGGTTTGTTATCCTGAGTGTTGTTGCGTGGGGTTTAAATCAGTCAGGGTTAACAGGTGAGTGGTTGCACTACTGGAAATATTGGTGGTGTTTAGGTGTATTTATTTTAGCGTTTATTGGTCAAGTGTTAGTTGCTATTGGAGGTGGTAAATGAAAGGGTTTAATGAGTTAAACGAGTTTAAAAATCTAAAGTTTCATAGTGTTATTCCACAAGATATTCTACAAGCTGTGGAGTTGTTAGGGAAGATTGGTTATGAAGCAGAGGATGGTTTCAGTGCTGATGATGCGGCGAAATATAATGGGTTGTGTGCTTGGGATTATGGAGAGATCACCGAAGGTTGGTTAGATGATGATAACTTTGAACAAGCAACTTTAGAGGAGTTGAAAGAGATGGTTGGAGAAACTAACAGATGTGATAACACTTTAAGTAATAATTTCACAATCGCTTGGGCGCAAGTATTCGGTGAAAAATTCATAGATAGTGTTTATAAAGCTGTGAAGCAAAACAAAGATAACACCAAGAAAAAAGACAAATTCACACTAAATAGATTGTTGGGGTGTGAGGTATTGTTTGGTGATACCTTATACCATGTAAATTATATCTATTATGCTGGTGCAGTTGGTCACTTAGTCTTAGAAACTGATACTCGGAGGGCTTATGTCAGTGATTTTAATCACTTAACATTCTTTACAGAGGATGAGGATGAATTAACATTTGATGAGTATGTTCAATTATATTATCCGAAAGGATAATCTGTGTTATGGAGAGCAATATGAGTTTAATTGAGCGATTAGGTGGGTACGAGGCTGCTAAATTGGAAGGAGAGGAGTGGGGATTTGATGAGTTCTTACTCAGGAAACTTCTTGAGTATCGTAGGGAGCACAATATTTTTGAAGAGGGGGATAAGGTGGTTTGCAAGCATGAAAATACGCACTTGTTTGGCGATGTTGTTCTTGAGATTGCTTATTTTCGAGATGACTTAAAAGAGCTGGGTAGATTTGTTAGATTTACCAATGGGAATGATTTTAAATTGGATGCTCTAAGACATGCAACAGATGAAGAAATCAAAGCAGGGAGACGATTATGAGCGAATATACATATTTTAAAATAAACGACCCTGTAATTCGTAAGTGGAATAATCAACTGTATTACATCTGTTATAATATTGGTGGTGAATATTTACTTGGTAAAGAACTGAATACACCATTCAATAAGTGTGGACTGTGTGAACTTCCAGAGAACTTATCTCACGCAACTAAAACAGATGTTGAGCTTGGTTATCGTAGTTGTAGTGGTCAGATGGAGTTGTTTGATGAGCAATTACCAAATCGGTGATAAGGTTTGTTTTAAATCTTGTGAGGCACTGCCAGACCTTTACGGCAGTGTTTATGAGGTGAGAGGGTGGAATTGGAATCGTGATTGCATTGTTCTGTTAGATTTAAAAGATCGTAAGGGCAGTCTAAGATTTGTGTTCGAGGACACTATCAGGAAAGCAACATTCACAGAGATTTCCGAAATGAAGAATAGACTCCTTTCATCAAACAGATAAATATTTTTATCAATTTTATAAAATTTGTTTCGGAAAATTTTTACCCTCGTGTTTTTAGGAATGCGGAGGGTTTTCTTAAAAGTAGAATATCTTGGAGAGAAGTGATGAAGAGGATTAAAAATAGAACCTTGTGGTGCATTGGTAGTGATAGACTTCTCAATCAAAAGGAACGTTATGGTGTTGACTACTACGATGGATTTATGTATTCAGATTGTGGTCATATTATCTTAGGAGTGAGTAATAGGGAACGTGGCGAAAATTCCCCTTTTTATACACACTTGAGCGATGACATGATAGTCGATGTAAAGTACACTGTAGGGTTATTAAAAAGTTTGGAAAATAATTTTTAGAGATTTTGATAGTGGTTATATCTAACTAAGTGGAGGTTATATGAAATTGCATTTAGCAAGGGTTATTGAAGGAGAGCCAACATTGGAGTATAGGGGTTACAGTTCTTACGGGGTTATCGGAACAGATACCTCTGTTTTGGATTGTAATGGTGAGTCTATTTATGTGGGGTGTATGGTTAAGGTCACTAAAAAAGAAGGTGGTTGGTGGTCTAACCTAGTTTGTGAGTTTGAGAAGATATCTGGCGTAAAGTATTTTAGTGTGATGGGTATGTCATCTAAAACTATCCAAGAGTTAGTTGAAAACAATAAGGTGGAAGTTGTAATGCCCTTTTCTTGTCTTGATGTTGAGTATCGCAGACATCTGCACTTTATATCATTAGGCAGTGATTACATGGAAGAAAGTTATGATTGGATTGATGGGGATTTGGTACAAGTAAGAAATTTTAGAAAATAATTTTTAGAGTGCGTTTTTAGGGAACAAGGATGTTTTCTAAGAGGTAAAATATCTGGAGTGTGTTTAGGAGTGGGTAAGGGGTTTATGAAAAGTGTCATATATCTATTTTAGTATTAAACATGGCGCACTGGTCTCAATAGTAAAGCCTTTCCCTATTCTAGAATATCCACGTATATCTTCATATAAGCCCCGTAGCGGCATTTTAAAGCACGTATATATACCTATGTACCGTTATATCATAAAGTAGCTAGAATGAGCTTAAAACAGCGTTTAACGTGATGCTATAAAGTTGAATTGATAGCTACCCCATAAGGGTGATATTTGAAAGTCACTTAACACAAACTGAAGTTAAAAACAATAGATAATAATAAATAATAACAAAGAAAGTTTAGTAAGTTTATTATAAGTTTAATTAATAATGATATTAGTTATAATGATTAGTAAATTACAGGTACAAAAAAGCCAGCTTAAATGCTGGCATGATTCTTGCTGTTTATTAATTGTTATAACCATAGTACCAATTATAATGCCATTCTTCTATTTCTTCTTTTTTCCATATACCCATTTCGATATGAAATACTGAAACGACTTGCCACTCAACATAGTTCATCCCTTTATCTTCAAACCATCTATTAGGTGACTCATATTTAAAAGAGATGTTTAATACTTCATCATCACAGAATTGGCTACGGCGTTTTTTAAGGATAGATTTAAGAAGTTTACGTTCTTCAGCGTTTACGTTGTGTTTAATAGCTTGATTAAATAAGATCATGTTGTATTCCTTTTAGCTTGTTTGCTGTCTATGTAGATATAATAGCGATATTCTTAAAATGAGTCAACACTTATTTAATAAAATATTTAATTTATCTATAAGATTGACACCATTGTGAATCCTCCTGAGCAGACTCTATATAGTACAGCATTTCAACAAAGCTTTTAGAGTCGGTTAATTGTTTAATAATGTCTAACTTTTCACTGTCTGTTAGATTCTCTAGTGCTTCTCTTTTATCTGGTGTGTTTGTCATCTCATATATTGATTCTAAATTACTCATTTTCATATTCTCCTTAAGATTAACCTTTGTTGACCACCGCATTAGACAACCTTTCAAATATCATATTACCACCTTCATCTATAATTTGAGCTGAAACAGTGTGCCAGTTAACCTGATTGTCTTCAGCATACATAATTACATAAGATTCCAGATCGTTCTTTAGTGCTTCAATTGATCTCATCTTAACGGATAACTTTCTATAAACACGCTGATTATCTGCTTTAACTTGTATTTGATATAACATGGTTTAATTTCCTTTTATTAACTCTTAACAATATTAATTTTAGATAACAAGCTATAGCTTGGTACATCACATAATAAAAACTGTTTATGTCCTTGTGTTAGTAACTCAACAAATGATTCATCACAAGGCTTATATGATTTAATAACCTTCATATTATTAACCTTATGCGCGCATACGGATGTTTTACCACTAATTGGACATTTATAACGGTTAATGATTAACATGGCTTATATATCCTTTAAAAACACTTGTTTAACGTTGTATGACAATTCACACGGAACACATTGTCATAATTCTCAAGTTTAGTTTGTAAGTCTAAAGCATCATAACGATAAACTTTATTTTTAAGATTGAACAAGCGCCGTTTACCTCCTTTATAAATAACTTCGATTGCAGTGACATCACATTTATTAATATTGTTTAATGAGTAGGTCATGGTTATTTATCCTTTAAAGCATTCTGTATATTCTGATTCATTCAGTTTAGTCATGTAATCGTTGCATACATATATAACGAATAACTCACCATTTTGTAAAAACACTTTATAAGCTGGGTTGATCCAAAATACTTTTACATTGTCTTTTAAAGCTTGTGTAATATCTGAATAATTCATGGCTTAAACTTCCCAACATTGTAAATTAATACGTTTACCTTCAAGTTTCCATTGCTGTCTGTATTGAGCAATAGCTTGTTTTTTAGATGCTGCGTAAACATCGACACAATAGATTAAACCGTCATGAATGATATGATAATGTTTCATAGTGTATTACCTTTTATGTAATGTGGTGGAATAAAACCTTATATAGATTAATAAAAATTAATTAATGCCAATGAGTCTAAAGCTTCTCTTTTGTATATCGCCGTTATAATCTGCACGTATATATAATGTATTGCCTTTCAATGACCACTCTACATAGTTACATTGTAGTAAATTACTAAGATTGCGCTTGATGTGCTTATAAACCAAATCAGGGCGTTTATAACGTGTCGTGATAGCTTGTTTTAATTCATTTGGTTTAACGTTGTCTAGCTTATTCATAATATATACCTTTTAAAATTTAATTTTAAATTGTGTGCATCATACTAAATAATAATACAATGCACAGTTGATTTAAATTAATTATTCATCATCACTTTCATCAGGTAACATTTCTTGCAAGCCTTCCAAAACTTCCTGAGCAATCGCTTCACGTTCATTGTAATAAACGCTATCAATGATCATTCTAGCTTCGAGCATGATGCATTCTAAAGCATTGTCACAACCTGAAAAGTCTAATGTATCCATTGGCTCATAATCATTAAATGACGATCCCGCTACAACCTCCCATCCATCTGCATAGTAAATAACTTCAGGTGCATAATAACTATTTTCATCTAATAAATCGCATACGTCTGAAGCTGTCATATCACGTAAATCATTATCTGCAACATTGCGTAGAACATCTTCAACATCAGAACGGATAGAATCTAGAACTGAATTAAGTGTAAAGTTTGACATGTTGTTTTCTCCAAAAAGTTTTAAATTAAATTTGTGTTTATTTGGTGCTGTTTAGATAATCTTTCACAGCTTGCAAATAGCTTGTACTTTGTAAATAATGTGGTGATACTTCAAAACGTTTTAAAAATTCTAAACATTCATCATATAAACTATCAATATCATCACAGTCATTGATATTAATATTGTTATGAGCTAACCATTCTACGATAAAAATAAAATCAGCTCGGTCTGTAAATTTAAACATAATGTTTCTCCTTTTAAGCTACTTGCTTCGGTATGAGTTCATATTAGCAAATTTAAGAATCATTGCAAGAACTTTATTCAATTAATTTTAAAATAATACTAAAAATACTGGTAAATACATGAAATAAAAGGTTATTTAATTGTTTATTTTATTAAATATTTTATGAATAGCTTACTAAATAAGTTTATTTAGGGGAATTTCTACCTGTCTTTTATCATTAATCACATCCAAAGAAGTGTTATAGCTTACCAATGCAGTGTTATTGCATTAATCAGTACGTTTTGAATGTCGTATAAAGGAACGTGCGTGTGAATAGCACAGAAACGGGTATAAAAACAAGCGGTAAAACAGTGATTTTTGTTATTTTTTAGTAAAAATAGGGGATAAACGGTAAGCTCTGACCAAAATGAAATGACTGGTGAGTTTCTACTGGGTAGTCATTTTAACCCACCCTATACTCCTCGGAATCTGGGGTTTCACCCACTAAAAATATTTTTCAAAAATTCCCAAATTCAAAATTTTTTCTAACAACCTACACGTATAGCAGACAAAAGAAAACACCTAATACCATTAAGATATTAAGTGCTTAAAGTATTCTACCACCACTGAAACAGTAGCAACAAAAACAACAGATATTAAAGTAATTAAAATAAGTTTAATAACATCTCTACAGTCCCAACTGTTAAAATCTTTCCGAGTGATAACGATATAAGCATACAGTATTGTAGCACCAATCATCAAACCACTGCCAACAATTACAAACGCCGTAGCTAATATCGTAGTAATCAATCTTAATCTCCTAAATATAAAATAGCCCCCTAAGCTTCGAAAGTTGAGGCACTTTGTTCTAAATATTGAGAATATCTGGAATATCAGAATATTCACACGACTTAAACAAAGAATCCCATACCCTATCATCTACTGTGTCACCATATAGATTAAATAACTCTTTGGAGTACATCAACCTAGCAGACAAGTAAGCTTTATATGCCTCATCTACTGTGTCAAATGTTCCAATGTGAGTACAATACGCTGCCAACCTCGCTTCATACTTATCAGGAACGGATACTCTTTCAACCTTTCTAACACCAAGTCTACCAACTTTAGATTTATTCTTACTCTTAATAAAAAGACAATTAATAATTGCTGGAACAAACACACAAACATCTTCTGAGTATATTGTACTATCACCAATAATATCTTTATCAATAGACCATATCTTACCATTAGTTTCCTTATTTAAGAAACCTTTCTGATCTACAGCCCAGTCATGCCATAAATCATAAGATTTAAACATCTCACTAATACCTACTTCTTCATAATACTTCTGACCTTTAGCCCTATTGAACATACCAGCCCATTGAGTATACCCTTTACGAACAACATTCTTACCATCTACAACATCACGAGTTGGGGTTACCCAACGATTCCACTTACCACCCATTTTAAACTCCTTAAACAAACAACATATAACCACAGTAGAGAAACAACACCAACACTATAACACCTAGCACCATAGTACTATAACTATTCTTAGTTTTATAATCTGCATCTGATAGTAGGAGAAACATAACACTAATAAAACTTAAGCACCAAACAAATACTACTACAGCTATAGTTAATACAACATCTGTTATCACTTTAGATCCTTATATAATTTAATATTAAATTAAATATACTTTAGCAACAAAAAGAAGTCAACACTAAACAACAATTAATTCTGGTGTATGTTGTTAATGAAAACGAATGCAATGAAGTTTGAATGTTACAACACAATATACAACAAAGACTACGAATGTAGGCTTTAGTTGGAGATTCACTAAAGGGAACACTTTAAAGAATTACTCTTAAGAAGACTATACTGTGCATACCACTGTTTAGAATACTGTCCTACGGACGTTGAGCACCAACAACAATACAGCACAATAATACTATAGTTTTAGGGATTTTGTCTGCTGCAAACAATCCCTCTCCCTTTAAGGTTCTTTTAGATAAAAGGTAGGGTGTTCCCTGTTAGTGAATTTTATAAGGTTATGTTACAGAGAATTTGTAACATAGTAGTAATGTATTCTAGTGTCATGTTTAACACCATAGTTGTTTTATAAAGTTTACTCTATACCATAAGAGAACCCTAAGAACACCCCTACAAGGGTTATAAAGATTATTGTTAAACCCTTAAAGAAGCACTACTGGTAATACTTACATGGTTGTTGTAAACCTCTATAATAATCCCTAACAACCGCTAATGTTACACTAATTCTAATAATATTCTTATATCACTATTTGTGCTAATATCTTAACTCTTTATTCATATCTTTAATATAATAACATATTCCATTATTGTCTTTATTAATACTATTACTAACTATAACAATAACATACTCTTATTATTTCTATTGCTATATAATAGGAGGATTTTTATATCACTATTCTTCTAGTTACAATATAGTTACATATTTTAAGAGATATTATGTACAAATAATAAGAAGACTCTTTCAAGAACCTTATAACTCCTGTTAGTGATTATAAAACCTTAAAAGCAAGGTACACTAAAAATATTTCTCTACTATAATTTATATTATATAAGAAAATTTGAATTTTTTTTGCCCTTTTTCTGCACTCTACCTTGTTTTATAAATCCTAAAGTGTTATACTATAATTTATTATCAAAACATTTCTACGGAGAAACACACAAATGTCTATTAAGTTTACACCAACGGATGAGCAGAAGCTAATCTTAGAATCCTTCAAACAACATAAAGTTATTAAAGTTAATGCTGTAGCTGGAAGTGGTAAGAGTAGTACACTAAGATTATTGGCAGAGGATAACCCTGTTAGTAGTTTATATGTTTGCTTTAACAAACAGAATGCTACTATAGCTTCAGAAACATTCCCTAAACACACTTCCTGTAAGACTGTACACTCTTTAGCTTATGGTGTCTATGGTAAGATGTTAGCTCATAAGATTAATACTCCCTATGACACCTCTTATGTTAACAGAGGAAGAACCTCTAAAGAGATTGCTAATCTGTACAAGATTAAAGATTTTAAAATGAAGAAAGATGAGTTTTTATCTTCTACCACTATTGCAACATTAGTTAAGTCAACTATTAATAGATACCAGAATAGTGCTGATGAACAAGTAGAGATTAAACATATCCCTAATGATGTTGATAAGTATTTAGATAAATGTACTAAAGCTAATAAGATTAAGTTACTAGATGTTATTGTTGATGTAAGTAAGCAGTTTTGGTTAGATAAAGTTAACCCTAAAAGTTTAGTTAAAGCTGATCATGATACATACCAGAAGTTATATCAATTGTCTAAACCTAAACTTCCTTATGAAATTATTTATCTGGATGAAGCTCAAGATAGTAGTCCTGTAGTGTTAGATATTATTAAACAACAAACAGATTGTAAGGTTGTTTATGTTGGTGATACTTATCAGAGTATTTATGCTTTTAGACAAGCTGTTAATGCTATGGAAATGATTCAGGATGCTCCTACATTCTTATTGTCTAAATCTTTTCGTTATGGGGAAGCTATTGCTAATGTTGCTAGTAAAGTAATTAACAATGAAATACAAGTTAAAGGGTTGGAGAGTATTTCTAGTGTTGTTTCATTTGTAGATAAAGAATTTCCTTATACTGTTATCTTTCGTACTAATGGTGCTTTGTTAGAGGAAGCTATTAATTATATTTCTCTTGGTAAGAAAGTTAAATGTGAGATTGATCCTAAGAAGTTCCAGAGTATGATTTGGAGTTCTTATTATTTGTTCAAAGGTGATAAAAGTAAAGTTAAAGATGAAGAGATTAATGTGTATTCCAGTTGGGATGATATGCTTGAAGATGCTGGTGATCAACCAGAGATTAAACGTCTTGTTAACATTGTGACTAACCATAAAACACACACATACTCTAAAGCTCTTGATATGCTGATTGAAGACAGTAAGAAACCTTTTATTAAGTATGATGTTTTATTAACTACAGCACATAAGAGTAAAGGGATGGAGTGGAAACAGGTTAAGATTCATAGTGACTTTAATTGTGAGGTTATTACTTTGGAAAAAGGTATGGAGAAGTATAATCAACAGGAAGTAAACTTGTTTTACGTTGCATGTACACGAGCAATTAATACACTTGAACTCCCGTTTGATTTCTTACATGCTTATGATATTGATTTAAATTTAAAAGAAGTGGTGGAGGAAATTCAGTGACAGATAAAGATTTTGATATTAAAGATTTCAATGAAAATGTTTTTAGTGAAGAGTATAAAAAGGAACAGATAAAGAAACTTTCCTTAAACTATGCGAAACTAAAATCGCTGAGTATGGAAAACGTAAATATTCTTAGGCAGTTTTATGATCCAGAAAAGAATGACAAAGTTTTTGATTGTGTCGATAAAATCTGGTTAGGTAACTTAGAAGTTGACACTTATGAACACAGCCTAGAAGATATTGTCAATCTTTCATTAGAGTGTGCAGAAGATGTTAAGTTTTTCGATGAGAATAAGCATAAGCAATTTTTCCCTGCTGTTCTTGTTATGGAGAAGCACATGGATCACCCTACTCAGAAGATGTTAATGAAAGAGAAATTGTTAGGTAGACGTGATGTTAAGAAACAGAAAACACCAATGCAAACCATCAAGATGATCTATAAAGTGAAAAGTGATAGTGATCAAAGAGAGAGATTAAAAGCTCTTGAGGATGTTGTTTCTGCATTACAAGATCGCCAAAGTAATTTTGAGTCAACCATTACACAGAAAACAGCACAAATTGAAGATGATGTAAGTATCTTAAAGAATAGACTTTTGGATGTCAGAAAGGTTGTTAAGAAACCTAAGAAGTTTCAACTGTATCAACTGTACGCTGAGGATGATGGTAAAACAAATCAAGAGATGGCAGATATACTTGGTGTAAGTTTACGAACAGTTAAATACTGGTTGAAAGAGCTTCGAGAACTTGGTGTGATAGATTAATAGTAAACACCCCTTGCAAACTTCAATAATTATTGATATATTGTGTTCATACAAACGCAAATGTGCGAGCGGTGTACTCTCTGTGTGAGCAGTATACCTATCGGTACGAGAGAAACCCCTCTGCGCGAGGGGGTATCCCTCAAATTATATTAGGAGTGTACCTGTGGTGCTAACCACACACCTGACGGTACTTGGAGAAACAAAATGAAAGATGTACTAACACAATTGATTCAACGTGCAGAGAAGCTTAAAGAAGAAGTTGAGAAGCTAGAAAGTTTAGAGTTTGATTATCATACAATGTGTACAATTTCAGATTATACTGTTGTTCAAGATCAAAAGGAATTTGTTGATTTCTTAACAGGTAAATTAAAGACTACTGTCAGTTTATTAGGAGAAATGAAATGAATAGTAATACCCTACTGACTTTAATCAAAGAGTTACCAGATAGTGAGCATCATATACATATTTGTCCACTCAACGGGGACTTCTCTGTAACAACTGAATGGATTGCTGGAAGTTTCTTTGGTAGGAGTTTTGACAGTAAGATTTCTTACTTAGATTCTTGTGAGCAGATGATTGACTACTTCAATGAGAATATTAATCTTAAAACTCCTCTAGGTGTTATTCTGGAAAAATCAGGTTATCCTGAATCAACATTAATGCTACGATATTTTAAAAAGGTGGAAAATGAACATTAATAAAGATTTAGAATTATTCTTCAAGCAACACTCTTGGGAGATTAATAAACTTAAGGGTGGTGATGTATTTTATTACATTGAAGATAATTTCAAACATAGTTTACCAAGTTATGTTTCTTGGCATATTGAAAACCAAGAACTTGCTGGCATTAAGAATGCATATGATCAAGGTTGGTATGATTGTTTGAAGATGATTGAACGATATTTTAGTGGGGAGGTATAAATGCTAATTCGATATGAGATGAAGTATAACGAAGCTTTTGTATCAGCATTTGAAGATTGGGTGCAAGATTCTTACCCTGATGACCATTGGATTCTGGATAAAGTTTTCAACAACCCAACACTATCGAATTATTGGGAGTATGATAGTGATCGTGTTGAGGGAATGTTTGACTTATGGTTAAATGTTATTTACCAACAGAAAGTTAATCCTGAAAGATTTAAGGGTGTTGACGTAGATTATAAGTATTAGGAGAAAGAAATGAAAATTTTAAACATCGAAGAAACAACATTTAAACACAAATACACAACTTTTGAAGGTTTTATTATCACTTTAAAAGATGGTGTAAAAATTAAAGTTGGTATCGACAATGAAGGTCAGTGTTGTGAACAATGGGGTTATGTTACATCTCAGGATGATCTAGATTACTTTATTGGTGCTGAATACTTAGATGGTCGAGTAACAAATAAAGCGTTGGAGACTATTGACCTCTGTCACCTAGACCTTTACGAAGGGAGTTGTTTGTTCTTCACTGTGTTTACAAGTAAGGGGGATTTTCAACTTGTTTGTTACAACGAACATAATGGTTACTACTCTCACGAATCTGTAGTGATTGTTAATGAATCTGTTATACACGAGCAATACCTTTAATTTATAGGAGACAGTAATCAAAAACACTTTCATTAAAACACACTTAATACACCTAGAAACTCTAACACAGATTATTCTAGGTAACATCATTGCTCTAATCATCTTGTATTTCTTCGGGATGGATTTACAGCAATCCTTGCAACTGCAATTAATCTTCTTTGTTACCAGTTATTGTAGGAGTTACTGTGTGAGGAAAGCCTTCAGCAAGCTGAGCCTTTAGTAAACTAAACTTTTATCAAATTACAGTGAAATCTCACCAAAGGGAATTGACTTTTAGTTAGTTCCCTTTTATTATGTGTGAGTATTTATAGGAGAGTTAAATTGAAAAATAAGGCAAAAGAGCGAAATGGTCAAAAATACGAAACAAATTGTAGCGGAATTTTAGAGATAGTTGATTATGTAAATGCACGTAATGTATACGTGAGATTTGTAGAAACTAATTTTAAAACAAAAGCTAGTATGAGTCAAATTGTAGCAGGTAGTGTAAAAGACTGGTCTATTCCAAGTGTTCATGGTGTAGGTATTGTTGGAGAAGAGAGGGTAACTTTAAATGGAAGGCACGACAAAGCTTACGGAATATGGGTTGGCATGTTAAGACGTTGTTATAACAAAAAAGAGCTTTACAAATTCCCTACTTACGAACAATGCATAACATCTGATGATTTTAAAATTTACAAGAAATTTAAGTCTTGGTGTTTAAATCAGAAAGGTTTTGATCAAGAAGGTTGGCATTTGGATAAAGATATTCTGGTTAAAGGAAATAAAATTTATTCAGAAGAAACTTGTTGTTTTGTTCCACGAGAGGTGAATAGTTTATTTATAAAGGCTGGTTCGACAAGAGGAAGTTACCCCATAGGAGTTTCGTATCACAAAAAGGTGGGGAAATTTACCGCGAACCTCCACAGACGCACAAGTTTAAAAAATCTCGGTGCATTCACCACAAAAGAGGATGCGTTTATAGCCTATAAGACACATAAAGAAGCTTACATTAAATCTGTGGCTGAAAAATGGAAAGGTGAAATTGATGACAGGGTTTACGAAGCGTTGATGAAATATGAGGTGGGTTTTGATGATTAACTAGTTATCATATGTTGCTGGAGAGTAAGGATTTAATTAAAGATATGAGTGGTAAAGAGCTTAAGAAGTTGTTATTATCTTTAGCAGGGTTAATTTAGTCTAAAAGTGAGTTAACACCTTATGCAGAAATGTGCAGGGTGTATTTGTTTTTACATAGGAGAATATAGAATGAAAGAATTTAATAAAGTTGGTGTATATAAAAACCTTCGTTTTGAGCGTAAGTTTGAAGATTTAAAATTAGAAGTGTGTGAGATTAACCCAAAGTATATTCATACACTAACAGGAAAGAGTTTTAACACAATGGATGAAATCAATAACTACATTGATGAACTCATCTCTAAACGTCCTAGATTCTTAGTCTTATCAAAGACCCTTGAAGACAAGGAGTTGAAAGCTATTTACGGGGAGGATGTTAAAGTCTTAAACAACAAACCTTCAGAGATTAAGAAGTTTACCGTAGAGTCTCAATATGATTATACGCTGAGTGATGAATACTTTGACACCTACAAAACATTTAACTCACAGAATGATGTTAGGGATTACCTTGCTGAAGAATTTAACTTGTTTTCTAGTAGTTATGACCTTATTGGAGATTATGAAGAATGAAGATTTACTTAAGTAATGAATTAGTTATCCAAAGTTGTATTGCAGAGATTAATAAGTATCAAAAAGAGCTTGATAAACTTAATTTAAAATGGTGGCAGCAAGGAAACCCTTTCTCACTTAAAGCAATGGATAGTTGTAAATATGAGAATAGGATTTCAGAGTTAGAAACTTTAAAAGCTATGGTTGAAAGTAATACCGATTTAAATTGTGAAGTTACAAATCATGAGTTTTTATTATTGAGAGGTGAGATTTAATGAGGGTTATTATAGCTGGTGGTCGTGATTTTAATGACTACGAGAGATTGTGTAAGATCATGAAGAAAGCACAGCAGAAGATTAACATTGAATGTATTGTTTGTGGTAAAGCGAGAGGTGCTGATTCATTAGGTGAAAGGTGGGCACTAGAGAATGGTGTTAGAGTTGAATATTTTATTCCAGATTGGAGAGGGTTGGGTAAAAGAGCTGGTTTTGTTATAAACTCGGAAATGAAAGATTATGCTAACGAACACGGTGAAGGGTGTTTGATCGCTTTTTGGGATCAAGTTAGTAAAGGTACAAAGTCTGTGATCAAACTATCTGAAGATGCTGGTATGTTGGTTAAGGTTTATAAATACTAATGGGGAAATAAATGTACAGTGAATTATCACACCTGCTTGGATGGGACTGGTACACAGTTTGGACTTATGGGTGTAGTCAGCGACTATATTGCTATGTAGCAAAGAAAGGTAAAGAATATTGTTTTCTTGAATCCTATGGTTGTTGTATTTACATAACATATCAAAAGAAAGTTGGTCACGTTTACATAACATCAAGAAAACCTATTAAGTGTCGTACACATTTAGAGTTAGACAACGTGAAACACATACTTCTTAATCAAGGATTTAAAATAGAGTGGCATGTATACCAATGGATTTTAGAAATGTTCACAGAGCATTACAAGGTTTATTCTCCGTACATTCCAGATAAACAAGAGGATGAATACAATGTGAATAGAGTAAAACAATTCTCATACTTGTAATTACAACATAATTACTGTATTAACAAACTCCCTATTGAGTTATAAATCCAACAATGTTTCAATTGTTGTTAAATAATAATAAAAGGGGAGATATTAAAATACGCTCCTCACAATAGGAGCTTTTTTCATGCCTACTAAAACATATCAAAAAAGAAATGTTGCGAACAGTAATTCTAACAGAAACCCACCTAACAGAAATAACCTTAGAACAAAATCTAATGACTTGGCATCTTACGAATTTGAGTACAGAGAGAATAAAAACCCTGAATATCAATACATCAGTGATGACTCCAGAGTTAAGGTAGGGTCAACACGTAAAGATCGTAGTGAGATGCGCAGAGAAAGACACCGTGAGGAGGATGATAAGTTCCATATAGGGCTTCTATTTGGGTGTCTGGTACTGTCCTACCTGTTAAACTTTGCTTACGGATTTCAAGCTGGTACAACGATGTACGGGGTTGTATTCACTATAGGGCTAGTAATCTGGGCTGTAGTAGCTTTGATGGGGTATTTCAGAGAGGATAAGGAGTGAGGGACAGGGGAGTTTTTAATAACAAAAGAAAAGCCTCGTTAGGGAGGCTTGAGTTTAGTCGCTTATGTCGACGTTGAATCCTATCAATGCGTTGTATGCTTTTTCAGACAATTGATCGATGTACTTTTTAGCTAATCCAGCCATTAACTCCTCTTTTTTGGACTTGTAGGCAAAAAACGCTTGATCTGGTGTATTAAACAAGCCTAAATAGTTGCTCTTTCCCATTGAGCTGACGGTGGCTGAGTATTTCCCAAGTTTTTTATTAAAAAACACACCTATTGGCATATCACCTCTTTTATTGTTGCTAGTAGTGATGGCGGTATTTATTTCCCTAGGAAGAAAAACGCAAGTTTCTGGGGAGTAAATTTTATTCCCCTTAACCAAAAGGTCTTTGTCGACACACCACCCATCTATGGATGATCCCTTCTGGTTGTTATACCAGCTTGAGAATTTAGAGAACAGCTTAAAATCATCTGAAACCGTACATTCCAAATAGTTATCTGAGAATACAGACCTATTGGAAGCGTAACATCTTCTTATCATACCCTTCCAAAGCATATACTCCCGAGAGTGATTTCCATTTTTTCCTGAAGGAATGTCTGTAATACCAAAACCATAAACCAATCTATTGCCACCCTTCATTTACTCCTCCAAAACAACTGTGTCGTGTGGAACATTCGTAGGTTCTAGGTCTGACGTGTTATGTTTATTGAGTTGGGTGCGTAAATGACTTAACCGCCATTTAATCAAAGCCCAACCTCTATCATCCTCCTGATATTTGTCATCAACCATCATCAGGTCGTCTTTCCAGTATGCGCCAGTATGGTCAATATCGGTCGCATCAATAGGTGCACTATCTACAATTTTTTGCATTTGTTCTGGGGTCATTTCTGATTTCCTCTCAGCAAGTTATTTGCCTGATCTTCCAATTCATCATCAATGCTAAGAACCGTATTATCTATTAACTTTTTAACCATTTCTCGAAGCGCATCAATCTCCTTTTGAAGCTTATCAAGCTGCGCTTGACGTTTGTTAACTTCTTCTTGTTTGCTTTGCTGACCAGCTTCAAATCCAATTTCAAAACCACATAACTCACTGTCATTGAAACCGTATTCTTCATCATACTTTTTAAAATAATAATCAAAATCCATAAATCATCAATCCTACATAAATAATTGCTAGTGCAAACGGTAATAAAAATATCAGCGCTATTAGTTTTTGTTTGTTCATTTGTAAGCACCAACACCATATAACACCACTATAAGAAAAACATTAAAAATAATGAACATCCAATACAACATGTTGTACTTCTTATCAATAAGGCGAATACCTTTTTCTTTCAGATCTTTAATGGTTATGTCGTTTAAACAACTTTCATACTTAGTGTAGTATTTCTTGGTATCTGGATTGTAACTGTACGCCCAAGATGGGCTATCTTGAACGATTTTTTTAATATTCTTTAGGTTCATTATTCCACCTCCATTAATTTCATATCAAAATCTAACACTGTGATAAGGGTATATTTATTCATTTGTAAATAAACTCGCTGGTATAATTGATATAAAATTTGTCAATCTGAGTCATATTGTCTTTCATCTCCATTGTGTACTCAATTGGAGAGCAGTAGTAAACAACATCAATCTCAGAGCCATTTGGATCGCCTTTATCTTTATCCCATACTCTTTGATTTAAAAGAGGCTCTATCATTTCATGCAGGGTTTGCAGTGTGAGTGCTGCTGTACCATCACAACCAACCTTATTAACCCTGAATCGATTTAAATCATTCCTTTTCACCGTTTTTATGTAAGAGCTAACATCCACTCCATACATAGCCATAGCAACATCTTCAAGGTGAAGTTTTTCACCATTCTGGAACGCACACCAAACATCTAGCTCATTCTTAATTTCTTTCATTTCTTTAGCTCTTTACTATTCGGGATTAACAGCTCAACAGGAACCATCACACATTCCCCTCAAATAAACCTTCCAACCAATACTCTCCATGATCTACGTTGTAAGTAACCCCATTTAAATCCTCCAGTACAGCATAATCATCATTCTCACAAACAAAGTATAAATCACCTAAGTTTGACGTTTTAACTAAGTCACCATTCTCTAATTTACGTTTCATCCTTATAACTCCTCAAACAAAACCTTACCGCATTTAATCTTCTGAACAGTTTCTAGGTTAATACTGCGCCATTGACCAATACTTAGATCATAAGCACGTAAGATATTCTCTTTAGTGTTTGGTAAGCCTGTACCTTTCACACCTTTAGAAACCCCAGTTCGAGTTAACATCTTACGAACCTCACCATTCGATTTTACGAAATTTATTACGAAAAACCGCCCTTTAGTTGAATCTATCAAAGTTTTCATCATTTGAATCTTGTTCATTTAATATTACTCCAATGTTTGCAAAAATATTTATGCTTTGTATTTAATTAAATATTAAATTAATTTGAAGGGATAGTCAACTGCTCTTTTACAAATACACCATTCTTATGTAATTGTCTGTATAAATCGTCAATACGTTTTTCATTCTTCGACTTAACAGACACCATAGTTTGTTTGCAAGCAATAGAGTAATTAGGTAAATCCTCGATAATCTCAATTAAAGTTTTATTCTCTTTGTGTAAAGTTTTAATCTCATCAAAAATTGAATCCGAAACAAACCCTTCAATCATTTCACTTACGTTTAGCTGAGTATTCAAAATACATCTCCAATAAATTTATTTTTAGGCTGGTTAACAGAAGTTCAACCCTGTTCTTATTATCCCCATCCCCTTGAAAACTATTAAATCACTATTCATTATTTGAAGCAATACCTTTCACAAAATAAATTAATAAAATTTTAAATTAAAATATAACACACAACAATGAACATTTATTGTCTGCACAAAAAGACCCCAACAAGTGAGGTCATAGAGGTATGTCAGTAGAATGTCATACAGTTTCTTTAGATAACTTCTCTAAGTTTTCATACACCTCTTGAGCTAACTTCAGCATATCAATGATCTCATCAGCCTTAGTTTGCGTGTATTGCTTATTACTGAACAAGTATGCAAAATGTGGTACGCCACCTATGGTGAAAGGATTAAACTTAACAACCTCTTTAGAATCACGTTCAACCACACCATCATTAGCATCCATTACATCACGGAAGTGCTCATAAGGTTTAGCTTTATTGTATTTCACTTTCTCTTGGAATACCTTTTCAGCTAATTGATAACCACCATTGTAGTCCAAGACAACTTGAGCAAGGTTCTTAGCTTCTGCAACATTCTCTTGATGCCACTCAGCAAGTTCTTTGGTTGGAAATGCAGCACCATCTTCTGTCACATATTCCTTCACAACTTCTTTCTTGGTGTACATTGTGTATTCACCAATGAGGTTAATGTTTTCACTAGGGTTATTATCTTCGCTAGTGTTAGTGTCTCCAGCACTCTCAGAATCTTCAGCCTGAACACTTCCAACTTTCTCAAGAATGTCTATTGGTGAAATTTCATCAGTAAACTTATTTCTTAACACTAAGTTGTGTGGAGCATATCCAAACTTGTTATCTTTCAAACTTAACACTTGACCACCTTTAGGTAGATAACCATTAAGTAAGCAGATTAAGGTTTTAAAAGAGATGTTGATGGATGAGAATCCATCCCTGCTTCCAATATACACAGTATCGTTACTAAGCTTAGGATATTTAACTTCTCCACGATCAATGATGAATCCCTGTGCAGCAACATCTAAATCTTCAACTCCTTCGATACGATAAACCATATCTTTACCATTGTTCAGGAAATCTACTTTAGCTTCACCTGACATGAGGAATTGCTTAATGTCTTTTGCTGCTACATTTGTTTTGTTTAATGTTTTAACCATGATGTATTACTCCTAATTTTTATTTACATTACAAACTTCTTTGAAGTATTGCTGGTATGAATTAAATATAAAACTAAACTTTAAATTGTGCAATATGTTTTTTAACCATTTTACAAACAACCGACAAACGGTTATACAACTTGTTGTCTGTGTATCGCAAACACAAAGATTTACCCATTAGCTTTCTTACAGACATTAAAAAAGGAGCTTATAGCTCCCTGTGTTACATAGTTGGCATATTATTATTCAGAGTACATCTCAACAACTTCTAATAATGCTTCATAACTACCAAGATTATGATCACCATTAATCATTAATCGCCCTAAGGGTGTGTTATATGCACCAGACATACTACGGAAATGATGTGGGTTAATAATACTCAAACCCGCAAGTAATTCCTCAAGGGTTGTAGCATTTACATCTTCATCCATGTAGAAAGTAATAGTTTCATAATCTGGTACATTCTTAAATTTGTATTCGAACAACTCTGTACCCTCTACAGCTTTCACTTCAAATGTAATTTCATTGATGTTCATTGTGTTTCTCCTGATATGTTTGTGTATGAGAGTAAGATAGCAGAGTTGTTTTAAATGGTCAATAGTTTTATTGCTCCAAACAAAACTTCACAGCTTCCTCAATAGAAACCCACTCCAGTAAAACATCTTCATCACTGTTCGTCACATAATAATCAAACTTTCCACGCTCAATAACCAAGCCGTTTACATAGATCAAGTTTCCATCAAATAAAACCTCACTTTTCAACATCCTAAACCCTCCTACTTAACACCTATTCTTGTAAAACAGGTTCCAACTCAGTTCTAGAGGTTCTACCGTTACGATAAGTAACCTCTACAGAATTAATGTTCAACTCTTTAGGACAAACCCAATACTCACTACCTTTGTAACGATACTTTGAACAACCTATTGAGTTCGTATCTAAAAGTTTAGGTTTTAAATCATCAACACTCGAACTGCTGTTACTAGAACCCCAAATAAAGAGTAGTGGTAGGAATATCACAAATGAAAAGACAACAGCCGTGCCAACCAAAAACACATGCTTTGAACCATCATCTTCACAATCTCTAAAGTCTTTTCTCACTGTTCCAACCCATCCAATCTAAACCTTAAGCTATCATACATGTGTTGCAACAAATCAAGTTTACTCTTCAAAGTCTTATTCTCTAGCTCTAAAGTTTGAATCTTATCTTGCTCACTACACCATTCACCAACACCCTTAGAAACACTAGCGATAAGCTCATTGTAAGCTTGTTCTAGCTCTGTAAAGCTCTCAGCACTACTATCCCTAATACCGTACTTTAAGTAGCCTAAAACAGCGTTAAATGGGGTTGTATAGTACCCAATGTTTTGAATGTGATCTTCCATCTCTCCAAGTTTATTCTTCCGCTTAGTAACTTTACCAAGAATAATATTGTTAGGGTTCTTTGTTAGCACCCAATTGTCTTTCAGTTTAATATTCATCTAATTCTCCAATAACCCTTTCAAGTCTATAGTAATTGATTGACACCACGTTTGAGTAATAATATCCATTCCGTTCGAATTACTTTCATACTTATCAATAAGCTCTTCAATCTTATCTCGTAGGATTAACAGCTCAATATCAACAGTCTTGTTATCTTGCTTTTGTTTAGCCATTTTAACTCTCCTAAATTTAAATCATTCAACATTAAACGTAATATAATCTTCACTAAAGTATGTCCCTAGTGATTCTAAGTAAAACATACTTCCAATAACATCGCAATCAATTTTATATGAACACCAACATTTATGATTACGATAAAAACCTTTAGTTACCCTACACCACTCACCAACTTCAAACACTCGTTGTTTTTGTGTATTATTATCATCACTCATTTAAACTACCCCCCACCCTACACATCAACAATTAACAAATGTTTGATAGCATCATAAACCTCTTTGAACAACCCTTCACATTCGATACAATAACTCTTAGAATCTAATACGTTACCTTTATTGTAAATAGAAAAAGACGCACCATCATTACTAGAAATAGTAGCTGTAAGACAATCACTAATAATGGAGATGTAAGTTACACACTTTAAGGATTGACTTGTTGTGCTAAATAAAAGAGAGTAATCAGTATTACGACTGATCTTAATATCACACTTATTAGGGTTTATGTTTTTCAACTCTTTAAGTAAAAGTTCTTTAGTTTCCATGTCAGTATCCAATTAAGTTAATATGTATTCAATTATACACACAACAAAAAAGAGTGCAACACCTTTGATGAAGAATCATCTTAGTATTACACCCTTAAATTTATTTACTCAACTGTCCAGACAAGCTTGGGAAGTATTTTAGCAACTCATCTTTAACCTTACGAGCTACATCAACAACTTCCTTCTGGGCTACCCCCTCATCATCACGAACTTGAATGAAGTGGAGGTAACTTCTGACGCTACCTTGCATATACATTTTACTCATAGTTAAACCTTCCGGTAATAACACACGAGCAACCTCTTTTGCAATACCGAGTGATAATGCAGTTTCATAGTTGTTCTGAGCTGTAACACGGACTTGCTCTTGAAGTTCTTTCCACTTATCTTGCAACTGTGCATCATTAGTTTCAAAACTGTTCTGACGGTTTTTAGTGTCCTGCAAACGACACTCACGTTCAATAAATTGTGTGGACTGAGCATACCGTTGACTAAACTCTTGGAATGAGAAAGAACGATGTCGTAGAATCTGACGAGCAATGTCACGAGGAGTTTCAATCTCCATTGTTACAGAACAAGTCTCAAACACTGAATAGTGCTTATTACGAACACAATAGTCTAACAGCTTGTTTGCTGTGTCAAAATTCTCTTGGTTGTTCGGACTACTAACACGAGCAGCGTAACTCAAAATACCCTCACTGTCTGGTATAAAATCAACGACAGGCTGAGTCACACCAATAACACGCACTTTATTAAAATCAAACACCTTATTTACTCTCCTTAAATTCTACACTAAATGTGATCCAATTTTTACTAACCCAACTATCAACATCAACCAACTCTAAGAAGTATTCTTCTACACTAGAGTAGTCTACAGACACATCAGACCAAGTATCTTCAATCTTCTGCAAACATTGATCAATATGTTGGTTGATACTATACTCATCTGTTTCAATATTGGCAACTAATTTACCTGTAATTTTGCTTGTATTCATATCACACCTATCAAGAATTACGTGCGTTGGAGCGACAGTGACAATGCTTGATCGCACACATGAGTGTTGTCACGTAATGAACGTAGGACATTACACCTCCCAGTAATACTTTTGTTCAGCATCAACATTAGTCTTTTGCTTTAAGAATCTCTCAACACTACGAGTTAAACGTTTAACTTCTCGCATATCTTTCTGACGCTTTCGGTGTTGGCGTTTGTATTTCTCTAAATCTTCGTAAAACATATCTGAGTTATCAATTAACATTTATTTCTTCCCCATAAAGACACAGCACCATCCTCAGTATCATGAATTTATAACAATACCCAACCACTTCCATCTGGTACGATAGGATTCCAACCTGTTAATACATCACAATCGCCATCAAAATATTGATCTATAATTTCTTCTGAAACAGAGGGATCGTTTTCAAACCAAACAAATTTGATTTCAGCATCAAAAGAATCTAAAAACTCTTTAATCTTATATAGCTCACACTCATCTTCAACCGTCTTTAATAGTAAATCCCAAGAAGGGTGCTCCCAAAATGGATCACTACGACCAACATATGAATTATCTTTCTTAAATTCTAGTTTCATTTTATCACCTAATAGTTTCTCTTGAATAATTAAAGTATATAGATAAAAAGAAAGGAAGGCAACAACTATGTGTCACATTCCTTTTAAATTTATTTTATATGGATTTTATGAAAGGTGCTGTTTAAGAGCTTCTAGTCCACCTAGATGATTTCCCCCTACATAGATCAAAGGAAATTCCTTCTGACCATTAGAAAGCTCTACAGCTTTATCATAATCGTAATCAACACCAAGCTTTAATACTTCATGTTCAACACCTTTCATCTTTAGCAGCATAATCGCTTGACCACATTTAGCACAAGAATCTTTAGAATATACAGTAATCATTTCTTCCCCTTAAAAATTAAAATCAAAATCTAAATCATCGTCCAAATCATCTACAACACTACCTTGACGATAGCTAGTGTGTTGAATCTCTTGAGATGCGAATTGCAACAAAGAGCGATCAATGTACTTATCCATAAATTTACACGGATGATCCTTAACAACCTCGAAATTGTTTTTAATACCAACAAGGTTACAAACAAAGTTGTGGAAGTACAAATTCAATTCATCTAAATTATTTCTCGTTAGGTTTGGTAAGCTACGACCTTCTGAGAACAGGTATTCATTCCAAGCATGTTCACCCTTAGTAATCGAGTGAATAACTTCTGAACATTCCTCTAAGACTTCATCGTAAATATCACTCCAACCGTCTACATAACGAGTAGCCTTAATTAACTCATAACTCATACGACCATGATACAATTCATCTCGTGCGATAGTAGACACTGTTTCAGCAATACCTTGAAAGTAACCTAACTCAGCAATAGCAAATGTCACACCAAAAGAAGACATAAAGCTAATACATTCCATAGCCATAATGGTGACAAGAGCTTTTGCCATGATCTTTTTCTTTTCACGTAATGGGAGATTATGTGACATATTATACAAAGAGTTAAATACATCAATAATCTTCTTACTACGAGCCAAAACACGAATGTTCTTGTAAGTGTCAATTAAAGCTTGATCAGGGTTCATGCGAGTTTGTTTTACAATGTGAACATAAGCTTCACCATGAATGAACTCGATACAACTCCACTCACCAATCATTCCTTCAGCTTCAGTGTTAGTGACATGTGGTAGTAACATTGCACCAATAGATCGACCAGCAACACTATCTGTTGTGTGTTGCCAAGAAATAGCTAAATTCATAATATCAACAATTTCTTTTGGAGCTTTGTCCATGTCTTGCTTATCCTGAGATAAACTAATCTCAGTAGGATACCAACGACCACCTCGCTGTTTCTCCTTTAACATTTCAATTTCTTTGTTAACTACATTCACTGTATCAACCAAACCAAGACTATCTCCAAAAAACATCGGATATGTTTTAGTGATGTGTCCTGTGTTTGATTCATTAAATACTGTACGTGTCATTTACTTTCCTATTTAAAAGCACCCCTTTCGAGGTGCGGTGTTTGTTTATAAAGTACAAGCGTCACAATCAGCTTCTTCAATCTCTACAGATTCAATCAAGTCAAAGATACTAACCTCATCATCATCGTAGGTATTCACATAATACATACTCTTATTACCAAGCTTGAAGTGTGCAACCCATTCTTTCAATAAAACAGACAATGGTTTCTTGCCATTTTCAAACTTACGCGGATCGAAGTATGTATCAGCACTAATACCTTGATCTGACCAATCTTGTACAGCCGAATAATAACGACTTAACACAATATTGTCAACTTCCCAAGCTAAAAGATTAACACCCTCTTTAAAGCCTTTACAGATAAACTGCACAACGCCCTTGCGAGACTTCTTGTTGATAATAACCTTTCTAGGTGGATACAACCCATTAGTCACACCAGAAGCTAGTGCGCTACTCTCTGTTGGCATGTGAGCAACGAGTACAGAGTTAACGCGAGGTTTACCACGAATACTCTCCCAATCCATCTTAGGTGTAAATTTACCTATTTTAGTATCAACAGGCAACCAGTTTAAATCAACACCCTTAACTTCAACCCCTGTTTCTTCTGAAAGTTTTTGACTTGCTTGATATAAATAGAAGCAATGCTTTTCTGCAAGGTCAGACACAAACTCCAAACTAGATTCACTACCCTCATAATCATAACCTTGTTTGTATAAGTATTCAGCCAAACCTGTAATACCAATACCCAATGACATACGTTCTAACATAGTACGTTCATGATTCTTAGTCATCTTAGGACATTTAACAATCAACTTGTTAATCGTCTTAACTAGTGTGTAAGCTACTCGTTTGTACTCTGCATCATCTTTAATATTCACAGGAACTAAAGCTCCTAATGAACAGAAAGCCGTTTCACCGTTTCCATTGTCTAAATACAAATCATCCATACTCTCGTAAGGTGTTGTTTCTAAACAGATTTCTTGGCACAAATTGGAAAGTCTAATGATTCCATTGAAAGGTGTGTGTGTATTAGCACGACTTACATTAAAGAAATACATGCGTCCTGTTTCTTGTCTGATCATAAGAACATGTTTGATCAAATCTAACGCTTGAACTTTCTTATGTTTAACGCCACTTTTAACCACAGCTTCAACTAAGAAGTTATACTCACTAACAGAGTGGGTATAGAAAGCAGCGTGAACAACCTTAGCATCGTTGTAGTCAAACAAGTACCAATCTTTACGATTAACAACAGCATCTAAGAAAGCATCGTTAAAGATAAAACTGTAATCTAACCGATCTAATCGCTGCTCAATATCAATACGTTGTGATTTAAACAAAGCAATATTGTAGACTTCGGGGTCAATACAGGTAAACCCCACTGTAGCACTACCGCCTCTCGTCTCTTGCGTAAACTGCTTGACACCAGAATCGGTATGCTTATAGATTGGATGTTTCCCAAGATGCTCAATTCGACCACCTTTAACACCAGAACCTTTAGATCGAGTAGTAAACTCAACACCAATACCAGCCTTCTTAGCAGTCATTCGTACAGCTAAATGTTGTGCAACCTCAATACTTTCAACACTATCTCCAGCACTGATAACACAACAAGAAACACCATTAAAGTCACCGTTACGAATACCATTCAAAACAGGTGTTGGTAGGTTTGTTCGTGAGTAGATAATATCCCTTGCTAAATCGTAAGCATCTTGAGTATCACCATGTAACCCTAAACCGATACCAATGGCTGCAACAGAAGGAATCTCTACAGTCACACCATTCATCTTCAATAGGTATTTATCTACCCACTGACTAACTTGCCAAGATTCCAAATCTACCTGACGCAGTTCTTCAAACAACTCTTCTTGTTTTAGTGAGTATTCAGGGATAGTTTCATTACACCAAACACCCGAATCAACCAACTTATCTCGAATATCTTTAAAAGAACATTTGTTAATCTTTAAGTCAAAACTTCGCTCAATGTTCTTTCGTAGTTGTGCTGTTTCTAAACGAGAAGCAACTCGACTGTATGTTAAGTCTTGCTTACTATAGCAAACATCAATCATTGCTTGATGAATATCTTTACTGTGACACAACTCTGGTAATTTTGTAAAAGTTTCAATTGCTAATGTAGACCAATCACCGCCAACTTTAGCAGCATATTTAGCCCACTTTGACAACTTATCTAAATCAAAAATTTCGATACTACCATCAGATTTAATTACGTCTTTAATCAACTCACTTCTTCCCTTTTTCAACTTTAACAACATTACCAATCAAATCAATAGCTCCAAATACAATCTTCTTCATAATCCAGAAGAATAACTGCCACAAGTGAACTACAGGAGCAATGATAGCTACAATAGCATTATGAATCAAGTAATTTTTTAAATATTTATTAAACGCCTCTTGACCACAAGCGTCAATTAAAGCTTCCGATTCATTCTTTACAGCATCGTTCAAAATGTAAAACCAGAACCCACTATATAACAACCACAACACACCAATAATATAAATCATATTTACCCTTTATAGGTTTTAATGAATAAAACCCTTTATTTGTTATAAAAGAGAAAAAGGGTGCTGTTACACACCCTTAATAGTAGGAGGTGTTATACCCCCTTAATAACATAAATGACGAACAAGGTGAGGAATGTTGCTATACCCCACGGTATAATCCCCATGTCTCTGTAGACATCATTCCCGTGTCATACCAGACCTTATCAATACGCTCCGCACCAATATACCTATCCATGCGTACAACCTCACCAGTGAGCTTAGAACGATGCGTACAGTGATGTGCTGAGTACCAATGGAAGATTTTATTCCCTTCATCATCGTAGTTCTCAAACATCACTACTTCTTTATCAAAACCGAAGTATGTGTGTAGGATGTACTCTAATAATTCAACACTATCTTTAGGGTGTGGTAGTGCATCATTAGACTCTAACTCATTAGCAATCATCATCACATCATGTAAACTTGCTACAGCATCGAAGTATTTACGAAAACCACTAATACATTTAGTGTTCCCTGAATACTTGTTTTCTGACACTTTGTATTTACTATTACTCATTATCTTCCTTAACCCCCTGAAATTTCACTTATACGTTGCATTTTAGCATCACTAGATTTACAAAATTCACAACTGTCGATATGTTCAACAATTTTTGTAGACCTTTTCGCATCTTCCATTACAATATCATAGTGTTTCTTGTACCACAACAACACCTCATCGAGTCTGTGATGTTTGAAGTTTTGGTCGTAATTAAACCCAGATTCCAGTAGCCAAGAATCAAAGTTTAAGAGCATATAAATAACTTCTGGTTTTACCAACCCTTCGATGTTTTCTCCAATGTATTGCATAATCTTAGCTTTGACGAAAATCGCAAACTTGTTTGCTACAATTGGATCGGTAAAACCTCCAATAAACTTACTACCACCACTCTCAGTCTTTAGGAAACAAGTGTACGTTGTCTTTAGTTCTGACTCCCTTTTAACACTAACATACATGGTTTCTTTATCCGATTTCTGATTAGCACGTGGCATTGTCGAATTCAACCATGCAGGGAGGAACGCACAGGTTTCTTCCGAATACATCCTTCCGAAACCAAGTAAATCTTTGTCCAATTGATAAGGGTTTCCAGAAACCGTATAATTTGAAAAAGGTTCTTTATCAATCCAAGATTTGAAATTAAAGAAGTTCAAAAAACTAGGAGAACACTCAACATTTTCGTAAGTACTTCTAGTTTTTTCATAATTTCCATAAACCCTAGTCATCATATTTCTCCAACGATCGTAATAATTACAATCCGTGAAACCTGTCATCGTGTTCAAAAAAGTTCTATTTTCTTTATCAAAAGCAGCGTAAACTGCACCGTACTTAACACTCATTTTATTTTACAGCCGCCTTGTCATCGTAACTATTATCACGGATATTCTGATCTTCAACTAGTGGTGTTAAATCCATAATTTTAAATCCTCGTTTTTTTCTCACCTTCCCATTCTCATTAACTAAACAGTAGTAAGTTACACCGTCAACCGTCTGCTCACTTGGGGTTAGATTTTCTTTAGCTGGAGATTTCCACTTAGCAAAAGCTTCTTTATCAGTTGTAAACTTTAACATATTATTCTCTACAACCAAGTCTGTAGCCTTAATAATAATATCTAAGTCGAAGTGTGTATACATACTATCAAAGAACAATCCAATTTGTGACATTAAGAATTGTAAACGATCATGGTTAATGTCTAATTCAGTTAAGAATTGTTCATCACACACCTTAAGTTGATATTGTAAATAAGACACTGTAAACAACACATCTGCAATAGCATCCAACTCTTCAATCTGATCTTTAGCAAAGAATACAGCATACTCTTTAATAAGCTCTTCAGATACAATATCAATCTGTAAATCAATACGTGAAGCTTTATCTTCTTCATTTAAGGTTTTAAAGTCACCACCAACTAAGGTGTTAAACAATACAACTTTAGGTGTTAAAACTTCGTAATAGTAGTCACGAAATGTATTATTGATAACGATTTGTTCTGTATTCAAAATATTCTCCATTAAACAACTCCAACTAAATTCTTACCATTCTTTGTAATGCGACTAACACCACGACAATCTTCTTCACCACAACGATAAAGATCAAAACTGCTTACAGATGTGTAAGAATTTTTATCCATCTTAAAGATGTTTTCACTAGCACAATGTACACAACGTAGTGACTTAGTATTTTCTACATCGTTAGCAATTGTACCCAAGTTAGGTGTATTCTTCATCCAACCTTGAAAACGCTTATGGAGATCACGAGTAGCTTCAATATCCTGTTTTCCGTAAATTAACATCTCCTCAAGTGCATTGTTACATTGCTGGTAGTCTTTCCAGTTAGCACAACGCTCCCAGAGATGAGTACCACCTGTAGCGATCTTACCATCCAAACCTAAGTACATACTAATGTTTTGCATAGAGTTGCTTGGAAACTTGAAGTTTCGTTTAGCTTGTTCAAACAAGTCAATGTGTTTAACAGGTTTGATAGGTGGCAAACCCCAGAAGATTGCACGAGTGTTTAGCAACTTAATATCAAACTTCTTACCGTTAAACGTTACAACAACATCAGCTTGATTGATTGCTTCAATAACTTTAACAACAATATCTAGGTCATCACCAGTTTTAACCTGTTCTGGTGTTACTCGAATACCTTGAACTTCCTCGTTGTTGAAAGCCCATTGAGCTGATAACAAGTGGGTCTGTTTGGTGATTCGACTGTAAGGGATGTTAGTTTGCCAAAACTGGAATGTTAAAGCTTCTGCCAAGCTACTCTCTAAGTCGAAATATAAAATCTTTGTTTTACTAACATCAACAACTTCATTCAAAGCGTCATATCGTTTGAACATGTCATTTACCGATGATTTAGCACTCTTACGACCTAATAATTTCTCTGCAATATAACGAGAGCTAAAACCCTGCGATCTTAGCTCTAACGCTTGCTTATGCCACGATTTTTCCAAATCACTCTCCATACTTATCTATTTCATCACAACACTTATCATCCTCGGCATCAATATCACCAAGATGTTCGGTAGAAGAATTAAACCCAACAAAAGAACAACCATTATCTTCCCCGAAAAACTCAATACAAGCTCCACTTTTGAACTTTATCGTTTTTTCTTCACTCATTCTGACTCTCCAATTTCAAAAACATCTACAGATTCAACTGAGAAACCAATGTCAGCTTCGTCTCTTAATAATTCAATCGCAATGTTCTTAGCTTCAACCTTGTTCTCAGCCTGAACATCAATGTAATAAGAACCACTATAGTAAATACTAACAGAAAAACTCTTATCTTCACTCACCCTTACTCTCCAACAATAATTTATACAATAACTCTTCCTGACCTTTCTTGGTCTTAGGTATTGAGTCTACACCAATAGCAACTAGAGTGTCAATTAAAAGTTGTTTATCTTTACAGATATTAATAACTTTCTTTTTCAACTCAGCTTCTTCAAAAGAGATATTATTTCTTGCAGCGTAAGTTAATGCACCATGACAAGATTTACACACAACACGCAAGTCATCTTCTGAAACAATGCAAATACTCTCAAAGAAACCTTGTATATCAGCAACCTGCTTTAGAGAATATGTCCCACCATTTTTGTGATCAACCTCAATCTCTTTCATTGGAAAGTCTTTATTGCAAATCTCACACTCAGCACCCATAACTGTCAGTTTGGTGTTTCTTGGTTTACCGTAGTTAGGGTTTGGAATTTGCTTTTTAACCTTCTTCAACAGTTTAAGTTTCACAGGGTTTTTAGACCAAGCTAACCGAATACAACCTCGAATGTATGAGAAGTATGCGCTCTCAGTTTTCCATATCTCAGAATTTTCTTCAAGAATTTTCTTTACTTTATCATCAATACTCAACACTGCAATCCTTTAGTAAATTTATCTACATCAAAATACTCTTTAGGTCGCTTACTAATAAACACCAAACTTCCGGTAAATTGAAGCTTCTCTTTCCATTGATCACCATAGGATAGTTTATAAACGTCAACAACACGTTCTTTCATTAACTGTTTATCATGCTGCACATCACTCAATATCTTCTCAGTAGTAGCTTCTCCAATAGATTTGGACTTAATACTGTACTTAGATTTAACCTCCTCAGAAACAAAGTCAATACCACGTATGTTATCTGTTGCCCTGTCACCATGTAAAATCTGGCAACATAGATTAAAGAAAGCTTGGTCTTCATTAATAAAGAAAACACCCTTGTCTTGATTCTTGTAATTAAAGAAGAATGCTGATTGTGTTGTTAAATCCTTATCACAATATCCAACAATATTACCACTAACATCTTTCAACACTTCAGACAAACAATAGTCTTCTGCCTCTTCATTTTCTGCTTGTTTAACCTTATCTTTGTATTTGTGTAGAACATAGTCAACTAACACTTTACGCATAGCTGGCGACTTCTGGCGATTCCCTTTATACTCTGGGTACAAGTCTTTTCTGAAGTTACTCTTACCACCAATGTACAATGTGTAGTCACCAACCCAAGAGTGTGAAATCATTTCATTAAGTTGATTATTAACACCAGTGATAGAAAATGCGATTAAAGGTATATCAAAATCCCATAGGTGATATTTCTTTGAGTATTTATCCTCAAATGTTTTATAAAACTCGTCAAAATTATCAAACACCTTTTTCTTACCATTTTTCTTTAATGTTACAACACAAACGTCTTTACTAGAAGCTACTGCATTTGCAAAAATAGGTGTATCAAAATCTATGTGTAAGTGGTATTTCTTACTATAGTCAAAACTATCAAAATCGTAGTCTTCAAAACTTTTCAAAAACTTTCTCCTTTATGAAAATAAATAAACCCCAAGATTTCTCTTAGGGCTTTTGAATTAAATTCAAGACTTTCAGAAACCTTTAGGTTAATCTTTTAACTCAACTTGTTCGGCTGACAGGTTTGCAATAAGAACAACAATAAAAGCAATCACCCATAAGGTCATGTAGATTGCAAAACCCCACATAGGTAGTGCGTAAAAGTCAAAGAACATATACACAAGGAACGGAATTATGATGCTTGTCCGTAATGGTAGGTTCTTATTGCTTAAATGCTTGCGTTTCATACTCTTTACCCTCTCAGCGAACACTGATATCCTGATCTGTCAATTCTTTAACAACCTCAAGGACATCTACATAAGAAGTTTTCTCTTGAATAATGTCTGTTAAATTACCACTGTCGTAATCAGAAATTAAACTTTTAAACTTAGCAACAGATAACCCTAAGTTCTCAGCACTAGCTTTAATATCTTCACGTAACCCTTCAGCACGTTGCTTTTGTAACTCAATATCTTTAGCTAAACGTTTAATCTGAAATACCAGAGCTTCACGTTTCTCTTTTGATAACAGAATATCATCCATACTTTGTGTATCTTTTTCTTTAGCAGAAGGTCGTCCTGCTGTTTTACGATGAAAGACTTCATCACCACGCTGAAACTCTTGCTTAACAGAGTTAACTAACTGCTCTGTTGTAATTTCAATAAAACTCACTATTTCTCTCCTTATTTAATAAACTGTAACTTCATTGCTGATTGTTGGTTGAACCTTAAACCACTTATCAAACTCCTCTCGTGCTTTATCGACATTATCTGAGATTGATTCGAGATCATGCAAAGAAACACTTACACCTACTTTATTAAACCAACCTTGAAAGTAATTGCCTGTAATTTGCAACCCAAAATCCTCTGCAAGAAATTCGTGCATGTTTTCGTAAAACCACTCTCGCGCTGAATCTTCAAAATACACAACACTTTCTTCATCTAATTCATCTTCATCTACAGGTGAATTATGTTTAATAAATTCAGAGATTATATATTGTTGTGCATATTCAGTTAAATCAGACCATTGAATGTCATCATAACTTGTACCAACAATTAATTGTGCTCGGTAAGATGTGCTCATTATTCATCTCCCTCTGTAATCTCTTCAACATCCCACTCATCAAAGTAGCCGTAATCACGTTCTACTTTCTTATAAGCTAATTCTCGAACAAAGTCAGGGTTATCTGTCTCAACCTCTACAGTAAAGCTTGTTGTGATACTCCTATGCACTGTATACAACTTTACATCGCTCATTATTCATCTTCCTCAAATTCAATTTGATCAATAATCATTGATTCAATCTTATACGCCCAATCATCAAAATCTACAGCACCGTGACGTAATCCAAACTCATCAGCGATTCGGTTCTCACACTTACGAATCTCTGCGTAAATAAACTTACTTGCTTCAGTGTAGTTTTTATATTTTCCTTCACGCATTACACTTTCTCCATCTCTTTAATTAATTCTTTAGCAATATGCAAGTCATCTGGATACATCTGGTGCATTCTTTTAAGGATTTCTTTTCGCTGTGGTAACATGTGCATTGGTGGTAGAAAATCTGGTAACTCATACTTCTTACGAATTTCATTAACCCAAGATTCTTTAGCAATCTCCTTACCAACACAATGAACAAGGCTTTCAAAATACTGAATACTCATTACTCATTCTCCACATTTAGGTGCGAAATGTGATCTCCATCAATAACACGTTTATCAATAATCATAGATAGAACATCATACAAATATTCAAGTTGTTTCAAATCTAAACTGTGAAATGTTTCACAGATTGTTTGCTCATCATAAACAATATCTCCCACTACCAACATTATTCAATATCTCCTAAAATTTCATCAATTGAATTTAAAACTTCTTCTTCATTCTCTTTAATACGTCTCTCATTTTCTTCTTGAGCGCGTTTAAGTTTTCTCTCATTAATCTCTTTAATAAGGTTTTTCTTGAAGTTAACACCACCATAATTCTTCTGCATATAAGCTGAATACTTCTGACGAGATAGTGTTGTAATATCTTCCAGTAATGCAGGGTCTCTACGCCATAACTCCATAATCAACTTACGAGTTAAACGCTCAAGCTCCTTATCACCATAAAACCCTTTAGAGATATTCCTCTTAAACTCTTGGAGAATGAAACTACTATTCACTGTGACAACTGCTGTACTACGCCTATTGTCATAAGGGTTTCTAGCCATTGTGTTTTGTTCCTTAATAACTCATATCGTATAGTGCTTTAGCAACTGTACCCTTACTGACTCCGAATTTTCTCGCAAGCCCAGCAATTCCAAACACCCTATCATTCTTAATAAAATGCTTCCTAATGTAGTCCACATCGACAGTATTCAAAGCCTTGACTTGTAGATTGTTCGACATCTTACCATTGCAGCTCCGACTACAAAGATTATTCTTGTATCGTATCTGCCTAACCTCCCTTTCAAATTCTGAACCACAAATAACACAGGTCAAGACTCTAGTATTCCTACCTGTAGTCATTTCCTTTCTACTCTTCTCTCTGTGATCCAATTTTGACATGATTTGTAAGTTTTCCAATCTATCATCAGTACGATCTTTATTAATATGATCTACTTCAAAATCTGAAGATAAGATGTAGCCCATTTTAACACAAACTAAGTATCTGGCGTATGATATAGTTGTTCTATCTTTGCCTGTATTTACAAGATCAACTCGTTTTCTACCATCCTTCCCAACTCTAACATAAGCCTTTCGATAATAAGCATCAAAAGGTGACTCAAGCTCTAAAATCATATAAACTCCTTATATGGAGACCCCACAGTGTATCGAACACTCCGACTTCCATCCCTCGGTTTAATGTCGTTTTCTTAGAAGGAAAATGAGGGGAGTAGGGTCATTAACAAAGAGCCTGCCGAAGTAAGCTCCTTAAATTAATTAAGATTGATTAGAAATCATCATCGTCATAATCGCTAGACGGTGTAGCATAAGCCGAATCTTCTTTATGTTTCGAATGATACGAACTTGTATCACCTTCAAGCTCTTTAATAGCTTTCTCAATCTGACTACCAGCATAGTTGTTAGCAGATTTGATCTTCTTCAAGATATTACCACGTAGACAAGCTGCTTTTAAATCTTCAACTGTAGCTGTATCAAATGAAATACCAACTGGTGTAACAAGTGAGTAATCAATCCCTTTCTCAATTGCTTTAGGCACACTACCAATACCTTTCAAGTTAACATAGATGTTATCACCCACTTCACTCTTTTGAATATCAGCCATGATTGACTTACCTAAGAAGCAACCAACATCATTAAGCTTGTTAGCATCACTACCATCAATAACAGCAGTTTCTTTAGTTGCATTAGCAATCTTAGTTAACATTGACGTACCAGCAAATGTCCAAACATTACCGTTTTGAGGTGGTACAGCTTTCAAGGAAAAGCCTTTAAGCTCACCTTTCCAAGTTTTATTCAAACCAATACGATAAGGCTTCTTACCAATCTCATCACCATAATCAACAACATTGTCAACTAGGTCTGCAAAGATAGCGATCTCCTGACCATCTTTAGGTTGATAGATGTTGCCGTTAACAACAAACTTGTCACCAACTTGAATTACCTTAAACTTAGCACCATCTTTCTCACCTTTAATTTCAACAATACGCTTTAGGTAAGCTTGAGCTTCTGCTTCGGTTTCAAACTCAGTTTCATTCTTATCTGAAACATTCTCTACTGGTGTATGAACACCTAAGTCAACAATTAAAGAAATGATTGCTGGTTGGTTATCAGCTTCAACTTGCTCATTAATTGCATTGTAATCAACTTTAGGTTGATCTGAGAATGAAGTTGATTGCTGACCTTTAGGTTTTAAATTAAATCCTGACATTTGTTTCTTCTCCTTTGAGATATTTAACAAGTAACAATATCGGTTACTTATGGACTTGTGTGTTTTACAACTTTAATAAATAGATAAAACACCTAGACAATATTAAACTTTAGAAGCTTAAATTGAATTAGGTGTTTTATCAGCAACATTGTTTATCGCTGTTAGTAGGTATTGTAGACAAACTGAATGTGTGTGTCAATACCTTTTAGTAAATAATTAAATATTAAATTTATTAACATCTGTTAGCTGGTTAATACCAATCTCTACAGCTCGTTTAGCTTCTTCTAGATCACTCCAGTACAGTGCATTAATAAGCATGTATTGCCACCCTTCACGATGTTTTAAGACTTGTTGGATTAATGCTTCAGTTTCTAAATCAACACCATCGTCTAACCAAACAGGGACATCATGCTCAATGGCATCATTGATATACCATAAGGCTTTCTCTAAGTCTTGTTTATCATCCCACTTCTTACCAACACGCCAACAATACTTGAAAGCATCTCCTAAGTTTGCTGACATTTTACGTTTGATCTGGATACACTCCACACCGCTGGGGTCTGTTGCGTAGTGTTTAGGGGAGTTAACTAAGTCTTCATCTGTCATTTTAAATCTCCAAATTGTTGTTTAACAAGTTTTCTTAACCTGATTGCTAACAAGTTTCTTAACATGAGCTAATGTTAAATCATCTTTATCTGAAACACAATACCCTTTAATACACTTTAAGTGCATTTCAGACTCTCTACAAACCCACGTATCGTTATATCTCTTACACAACCTCGTAGCGACCGATGGCGATAAACCCTCGTCCACTATGAAGTGTTGATTGTCGGTGGTTAGGATGTAGATGTTGATTTGTAAACCTCCTTTTTAATCATCTATTTCAACACTGTACTTCTGCAATTCTTTTAAGCTCTTCAAACTCTTTCACGGGGATATATGAGAAGCACTCAGTATACCCTTGAAATAAAATCTGTGGGCTGTAAGAACAAAACTTAAAAATATCGTGGAGGTACTTCTCTCCGTAGAAGGCTTTTTCTGCATTTTCAAATCTCATCTCTGCCAACACATCAACCTCGTATCCCGTTCCCATCGAAATTATTTTAGCCCGTTTTCTAGCATCTTTAGAAATACCTATCTTATAGAACATTTCAGAATCATTACAAAGTTTCATCAAATATGTTGAACTTCCACTTGGGCAAGCTCTAGCGTAGTCTTTCGCCCCATACCCACCTTGAAGGTATCCACATTCTGGACAACCGTTTCCAGCGAGATGATAGTAAGGGACTTGGTAGAACGACCCGTGAACCTTGCATGTAATAAGAACAGGCTTTCTACAGCCATCGTAAACAACGAGATCATACTCATATTTATCTCCATGCTTGTTTTTCGCCAGAGTAATAAAATCCGCTTCGCTGTGCTTCTTCCGCTCAGAACGGGTTTCTTCTGCACACTGTTCACAGTGATGTCCTCTGTTTAATAACCAGTTTGGCTTCGTTCGGTAAGCTCCATGAACAATACAAGTAACATTAGTGTACTGTAAAGATTTCTTGTACTCAAAGCCTTCAAAGGAAAGTCTCTCATCAATCTTATCCTTAAACTTCTTGTAGAACAGTTTTTTAAAGTATTCAGTTTTATCACCTATTAAGCTTCTAAAACCCACCTCACTTCCAAGACCGAAACCGCACCTAGAAATTTTATGAGTAAATCCAAACTCATCCTCAACATATAAGTAAGGGTTCTTTTCGTAAAGGTATTTTACTCCTCGCTCAGAGCAAATCTGAGCATAGTCATATTTTTTAATAGCAGCCAAGTCATCTCCTTAGTGAATATCTGCGTATGTTTTTCCGAACTGGATGTCACAACCAAACTCAATCTCTTGATTCAGTCGACTGTTTACTTTTTTCAAAGAATCTGAGATTAACTTTTCTACATCACTCTTAAATTCCTCTTTAAATTCAATAACTTGCTCATCGTGAAATGTCGCTAAAAGCTTTACACTACTGTCTTCAAACTGATATGCGTCTGAATTTCTGAGCTTAAATTGGTAACTTAACCACAAATCCAAGATGTAACTTCCAGTGCCCTGCACAAGAGTTGAGAAGGAATCCTTCGTTGTCTTTAGGTGATACCAAAAACCATTAAAAGGGTTCAGTTGATATTCTCCATGACTCACTTTCTTTCTAACTTGAGCTTCGGCAATCTTATCAATAGACCAATTCATCTTCTTGTAAGCTTTATACATTTGCTTTGCAACCTTCTCTGTAACACCTGCTGTACGAGCCAATGTCTTAATACCGCAAGAATACTGAAGCGCGTAATTTGCAGACTTTCCCTTACCTCGTATCTCAGAAATCTTTTTTACAAGTTCAGCTTTCAAATCTTCTGGGTATTCTAGAAGATCTTTCAACTCTTCATCTAAAGTATATCTCTCGACAGGAAACCCTTCTTTAACAATTTTATAAAAATTCACTTGAGCTGTTGTCAGTAGCAAAGCTTCTTTTGCAATCTCTAAGTGTGGATCAAAGTCTTCTGACATTTGCGAGAATACATACTCACGATCATATGGTAGCTGCAAGTTAAACTTAATTCGATTTTCTAAAGAGCTTAGGTCAGCACCTCCCAGAAGCATACCATTTCTAGCCATTAGACAAGATCGAACCTCAGCCCCATACAATACACGACTAGATGGAAGGTTGACGCAAGGCTTCCTATGTTTCAATCGCAGAGTGTTCGTAAAACCGTTTGCACCAGCTTCAACATAATTATCAAAAACTAAACTGTCCAAAAACCCTTGAACAGCACCCTTTCGATGTTTAATGACACCCATCCCAACCAACTCACCTACATCAGGTATTTTCTCAGCCAACTCTTCAATGCTTGGACAGATTTGACCTCCTGTACCTTGAACATATATTTGTGGTATACGCTTCTCTGTTCCATCTTCCTCTCTGCTATATTTGAATGTTTTCGGAGACCAACCAAATGAAAAAAGCCAATCTTTGATTTGCTGAGGAGATTGTGGGTTTGGGTCGTTATATCCCTTGATAGTTTTAATCTCACCTTCAAAATCAAAGTCAACTCCAGACCTTTCACAAAGCTCTTTCCACTTCAAACCTGTTGCAGATAAACTTCCATCCTTCTTAAAAGGCTTTGCCGGTTTAGTATGTTTTGAGTAGACAGGCACTTTAGGCATAACGGTTGCAAGTTGAGATACCTTTTCCTCAAGCTTAACAGCTAACTCATCAACAAGAGCTTTAGCTTTCTTCACATCTACCTGAATACGTGTCTCTTGTTGTTCTGAAAGCTGCTCCATCTTAAAGTTTAAGTATTTAACAACTTTGTGAGTACAAAACTCATAGTCAGACATTTCACCGTATAGCTCTTCAAACATTCTTTTGAGCTTTTTATACGTTTGATATTGAATCTTCACATCTTCACGAACACGGTGGTTGTAGTCCTCTTGCGTTAAGTCCTTCCAATCTTTAATTTCAGGCTTAGGCACACCAAACTCATCTCCGTAACTCTCCAATCCGTGTTTGTCACGATTTAAATCTAAATACCAAGACAATGCCAATGTATCTACGAAATGCACTTTATCAACATTGTACCCAAGAATTTTTAAGGCGTTTTTATCGTAACAGATACCATTGTGCATCACCATGATAATTTCACGACTTAAAAACTTCTCAATGTCGTCTCGCTGACTTCCTTCAAACAGGTGCGTTTGTTGTCTGATTATGTCATGTGCACACAGGTTGTGCAACTTTGCTTGACTTCCTTGCTCGATAAGGTGATGCGTTAATCCAGATGTTTCAATATCTGCTGCAAAAATGTTAATGGTCATAAACCCTCCTAAATTTATGTAAATAATACAGTAAATGAAAAGAGGGCGCAAGCCCTCTACATGTTAAAATGGAATCTCATCGTCAATATCTTCAGATTGTTTAGCAAACACAACAGGTTTAACATCTGGGTTGACTGCATTAACGTTCTCATCGTCATCGTAATGAATAACAGTCCAATCTGTATCATTAAGCTTAAACGTATCTGCAACACCCAAGTCACCTCCCTCTCGGTTCTTCAATACAACCCAACGAACACGCCCTCGACTACGATCTGGCATAATCTCTTGCTCTAAACCCAAAACATTCCATGCAATCTGCTCTAAACTCCCCGAACCACGCATAGTCTCCTTTGTAACTTGCACCCAAAAAGGTTCGTTTTCCTTACCCTTTGGAGGTTGAACATGTGAACTGCCTTGTCGGTTTAAGTGGACAACAAGCATGACAGCACAATCATTAGCAGCACAAAAAGCAGCAATTTCAGTCATCACAATATCAATCTCTTTACGCTCGTCTGTAATTTCACTTCCAGAGATTACCATAGACAAGTGATCAAGCAAGATGTATCGACAACCTTCCACAAAATACATGTGCTTAATCTTAGCCATAAGCTCTTTAATTGGTAAAGAACCAAAATGGTCAAGCATTACAATTTGTTTGTTATCCACAAATCGCTGATAAACATTCTCAATGTCTTCCTTAGAAGAAACAGATAATGGGTCTCGCTTAAACTTCTTATAGCTTACTTTAAGTTGTGAAGCGACAAATCGCTGCAAGGTTTGCTTATTTTTCTCCTCAAGGTAGATCAGACCCATTCGCTCACCTTGATTGATAGCATCCTCAGCAATCTTAGTCATGCCAGTAGTCTTTCCTGCACCGCTCCTCGCGGTCACAACAGTAAGCTCACCTGTACGCCACCCATAAAGCATTTCAGAAAGTTTTGGGAAGCTTGTAATTTCAATGCCAGTCTGAATAGGCTCACAAAGTTCATCTAAAGAGATTGACCCTGCTTGTGCAATCTTCTCAGTCACTAGAGGTTTTCGATCAAATTGAACAAGCTTTGCTAAGGCATCTTCTGCCTTTTGTCTGTTCTCAAAAACACCTTTAGCATCTTGAAGGTAATCCGAAGCATCCTTATATCCGTGTGAGGGTTGGATTGAGAACAACTTAATATCGCCAATAAATGCCGAAGCAACCTCATCTTTAGCCTCTTTACCCTTTAGAACACCTTTCTGCTTCTCCATAGGAGTTGCTTCATCATCATCAAAGAACACAGTCATACTATCAAAGGAGAGTACAAAATCTTTGTTGTGCAGAAGTGCTTCTGTCGCATTCTTTGTCCCTAGTGGAATAGAAACAACAAAAGGTTCTTGACCCTCATATTTAGTATCTTTAACAGATGCTAGTTGTGCTTGATAAACAGATAAACAATCCCACTGTCCTTCAGTTACAGTAAAGTTGGTGTGCTTTCGCCCAATAGATTCTGCAATATTCTGACCAAAAAGCTTATTACCAATCTTAACATTTCCTACAGCAGACCAATGACCTTTCCCTTCCTTCGGTAAGGTCACATCTTGCTTCATATATCCCGTAACTTCACCTTTAGCATTATGTGAGGGGAAGTAGTATGCTGTTACTGTTTTTCCATCTTTTTCACTTACGGAAGCACGAACACCAAACTTTTCACAAGTTGTTTTAGTAATCCCTCGCTCACGATTGCCATGAAATCCATAACCAAGAACTTCGTCAACTGTCTCTTTTGGTGTGCTGATATTCAACTCTGAACCTCCTTTCTTAACCTTAAATTCGTAACTCAAAACCTTTCTCCAGAAATTTAATTACAACTCAAATAAAAACACCACGAATTATGTGGTGTCATAAAGTTTATCTATTAAAACAATTGCTAAAATTATCCATTCAAAATTCTTAAAGCTGCTGCATGAGCGTCACGTAGAAATACATAAGGGTAATCAGAAACGCCATCAACATATAAATAGTATTCTGTTTCTAACGTATCCTCATCTACACAACACCAAATATATAAACTATCATCATCTTTATAATAGATGTTATAACCATCAAAATCAACTTTCACTGTTATTCTCCTAAAACTAATGAACCAATTCTACACAACTCTAAGGATATTTACAATACCCTCAATTCATCTTTTCAACTCTTATCCCATACTTCTTTAGCAACTCTACACCAGTTGAATCCCTGTAGTCGTATTTGTAGAACACTTCTTTAATACCTGAATCAATAATCTCCAAACTACATAACTTACAAGGACTATGTGTAATGAACATTGAAGCACCAACACAACTCTCATGACTCTTACGAAGTTTATTTAATGCTTGCCTTTCTGCGTGAAACACTGACCAGCTCGTCTCCCCGTTTTCATCCTCACACACATTTGTATACCACCCTGTAGGTGTACCATTGATCGCTAGAGAGATGATTCTTCCATCCTGTACTATGGTAGCACCCACCTTCAATCTACGCGCCTCAGAGGTCTTAGAGAACACCTCAGTCATATCCATAAAGGCTTGCTTGTATTTCTCTTTCAATCCTTAAACTCCCAAACAACTTCTTCACTATCTGCATTAAAAGGGATGCTTGGAAATATTGTATTATAACACTTCTTCACAACCTCCACACTACGAGGGCAATCTTTTGTTGTTTCAGACAACCAACTCTGAACCTCACTCATAACCTCACCTTTAGCATCTTTAGCTGTATGTTCCCAAGCACATGTGTACTTACGATTAAACTCTTGGTTTGTGTGTGGGTTGAACTGCCAGAAACTAGCTTCGTAGAGTGTGTACATTAATTTTCTCCTAGTAATTTAATTGCCTCTAAATATTTCGCCTTCTTTAGCTCTAACGATTCCACTTCACACATCAACTTACTAATACGATTATTTAAGCTGTAAATCTCATTGTCAATATCTGCAACACTTTTATATTCACAACCTTTAGACCACACTAACTTAGTGTAACTTGGGTTACGAATTGGGAAAACATCTTTATCAAATGAATCAACCCACTCTCCATTGTAAAACTGTTTTGTAAATCCGTCCTTGTAGAAGCTTGGAGTACAACCATTACTCTTTAAAACAACCTCAGTATCCTTTGAAAACTCTAGGATAGGTCTATAATGAGAATTAACTGCTTCTTCGTAAGTTACTGGTAAATGGGTGTTGTAGCAAAAATACAGTTTATTACCCATCCTAAACACCTCTCCGAACTTTAACACCGCCTAAGATGAATGTATGATCATCTAAACGATTATAAAACTTCTTAAAGTTATGTGTGTTAGTTAATTCAATAACATTTGTAATATATTCAAACTCACTGTTACGCATATCAATGAAGTAAGAATTATCTTCAAGTTGTAATCGTTTAAGACAACCACCTACTTGTTGTAACCCCTCAAAGAACTTCTGAATCTCTTTATACTCTTTGTCTTGACCGTTGATCATTTATACACTCCTGACTTCTATCTCTCACATATTATCAATAAACTTATCTAACTCATCTACAGCTTCTTCAATAGAAACGCCCTTATGAAATAGCATATGAACCTTACTTACGATTGGTTCATATTGGTAATCGTCTTTTGCAATGTAATCGCCTGTCTGTTCTTGATACTCTTTAATAACAGCTTTAGTAAATTGTTGTTTATTCATTTAACACCTTTTCTTAATCTGTGAAGCTAACTCAAGTTAGCGTATCGTATTAACTTGTTTAATAATTCTTGCTGATGCAATCAGTAAATCCATGAATTGTACTGTACATTGAAATCATCACTATTGTCAATCCAATTTAAAACAAAATCGTAATCAGAAATTGACACATCAATAACAACATTGTTTTTAATAACACTTGATGTAACACGCTCTAGACGCAAGAACCTTTGATCAGTGTCATAGAAATGCTCGTAACGATTCAAATAATCCTTGTAGTTTTTACTTGGACTGTAATCTTTAGAGTATTCCTCAAGAGTTTTCAACTTCCTACAGAATAATTTACCAAACAAAGTTTTACTCTCATATGCTTTCAATAATTCATTGTAAGCTTCTTCAACTGTAAGATTAGCTCCACCCTTCTCTAAGATAAAGTCTTGGAAGTTCATAAACCCGTCCCAAACCATATTGTAGAATTTATCAGCATCAATGTGAATCACTGTGTTAGTCTTTTTCATTACTTACTCACCTTAATATAAAAACCACACAAGTAATGTGGAATCTTCTCCCTATCGTAATTGAAAAGTTTAGCTACTCGTTCACTCACATAATCAACACGAATAGTGTCACCATAACTCTTTTCTTCTTTAACAATAAACATTGTAACTCCAATCAACTAAAGAAAACCTTGCAACCACATTTCTTACAACAAACAAAGTAATGTCTGTACCACTTATCCTTACCTTTCTTTATTTTAGGTGTATCGAAATTCAAACACCTGTAGCAAAGTTTTTTACTGTTATCAAATTTATCATATAACATCAAAACACCCATTTAATTAAATATTAAATTAATTATGCACACATACTAAGGAGGTGTCAAATCATAACTTAAAAAACTGATAATACCAAAAAAATAGGAGAATACCCCTCCCCATACTTTCTGATTTACTAAACACTATCATACACTTACAACACTATTCAAACAATCCCTTGTTATAATACCTATAGTACCCTACTAGGTTATTACTATTAGTATTATATAGAGCACTATAACGATGTATAATACTCTATCAGCAGAAGTGGTAGATAAAGATTAAACTTCTCTTATGACTAAGTTAGTTGTATCACCTAATACTTCTAAGTAACTATCTTCTATCTTAGAATACAATTGGTCTTTATACATCTTCTGAATAACAAAGCTATCGTGGTAGCACAATACAACAATACCTTTCTCTGTAAAGTGATCAATAACTAATGTAGCAATAGAAGCATCAATATATTGTAACTCACCATACAACTGTTCAGAGAATAAGTATTCCTCAATAAACGGATTATGCTCAACAAAACATTCAATCATATACTCAGCACTAAGATGTGATAATCCATACTCTTTAAGTTTTAATCTAATACCTTTTATAGCACTAGCTTTATTCTTAGAGAAGAGTAAGGGAAACAACATCCCTTTAGTGAAATCTCTACTCACCCCTAATTCAATCAGCTTAGGAATTGTGTAAGAATCGAAATCATCTGGTAGAGTGATTCCATCTAACGTACTAAGGAACGTACAATGAGCTGATTTAATATCTAACTCTACCGTATCCTCCCCATCAATCTTAATAGACTTTCTACACTCACTTGGTAACGTCTGAAATACAGACTTAGTGTAATATCTACCACAAGTGTGAAGATTGTTCTGGAATCTACGTTTGTAGATAATATTGTTACACTCTTTATCTCCATCACCTAAATCAATGGTTGTTTTGTGTTTCTCAATAAGGCTGTTATAAGCCTTTAAGTTTCTCTTTAATTCGGTAATACCTGTCATGCCTCTGGTCTCTTTAAATACAATTGATTTACGTTTTTTCATCTGCCCTGTAGACACATTATAAGATTTAGTAACAACTGTTAGCTCATCATTAACAACCTCAATATCATCTTTAGGTTCTTCTCGCTTAACACCTTGAGATTTTAACAAGGGAATGTTGAGAAGGTTTAATATTCTCTCATTGATAATTACAGCACTAAGTTCGCTATCGACATTCTTGTGATAAAACCCTAAGTAGAACTTTATAAAATCTTTACAATGTAAAATACACAGTAACTCTTTCATCCTTCTTGATGATAGTTTAACATTAAATCGTTTGTTTGCCGAAGAATAGTGATGATCATTAAATGAAATTCTATATCCGTCTGTACCATATCTAATTGCCTGACCAATGTGTGTAAGGACAACCCAAAGTTCTTGTTCAAATTTCTTACCTACAATATCAATAAGGGTTTTGTGTGCAGATTTCAAACAAGTGTCTTTTCTCCATATTAAGAAAGAGAAGTATTCCAAGTTACAGATGATACTGTTACGCTCCTCTTTCGGTATTGTTTTTAATTCAATCATACATGTCGTTAGACACCCTCCTCAATGATAAATAACATCATCCAACACTAAACTTATAACCACTAAGTTTAACTAAATGCTCTACATGGAATCCACCATAATAATTTGTGCTGATGATGCCCTTTGGATTTAACTCATTATCAATATCAACGTACTTACCATGTGTCGGAGTGTGTGCGATATTCTCACTTAACCATTTCAAAGTAAACTCAATACCGTGTTTGTTTATAAACTTCTTTGCTTTACCATATCCACTCATTAATAACCCTCCTCAAAATCTCTAAAACTTTCATCCCACTTAATTCCAGCATAATTATACGCTTCACTTAGCATCTCTTGTGCTGCATCAATCAAATGTCGTAGCTGTTCATCAGATTCTCGATGGTTTCTTACATTGTCATCTAACGTATTCTGAATAATATGAATACGATCCATAATTTCATACCAACCATGATTCATTCTTTAATCTCCTTAATGTTAAGTACACCCTCATACATTAAAGACTCAAGCTCCTTCAAATAAATAGATACAGGTATGTGATCATACTCGTCATACCAAATATATAACCAATATCCTCTTTTGTGTTGAACACAGAAAGCTTCCTCATGTAAGTCTGTCCAAGTTACACCAAGATAGTCGCAATATTCAGACAAGATTTTATCTATAAGTGTTCTTTTATCTTTCAAGCTTTAATCTCCTTAACCATCTTACTCATAACAACCGAGTGCTCTTTCTTTAAGTTGTGAATCTTGTTTCGCAAGTCACTTAGTTCTTTTAGATAAACCTCTTGCACCTTTAAAACTTCCTCTAATGTTTTCTTATTATCAGAACTCAAAAGTGATCGAATGTGATAACCACCATTTACATCATTATCTAACGTCACATAGCTGTCTGGATAGTTTTTACTAACACCTGTAATAACGCTAATCTCTGGTCTAAATTCAGTCTTACTTGGTGTCATGTAAACCAAACAATACTTCCCAATTAAATCTTTAATCATTTTAAACCCTCCGTAAAATTCTTAAACTCTTGTTTAATGTAATCTTCATCTTGAGATTTAAGTAAAACCTCTTGGTGATGGTAATCCAAAAGATCACAATGTCCATAAGTGTCAAACTCATAACGAGTACCTGAAGTGTACTTAACCAAACACCAAACAGGAGTTTTCTCGTATTCACAGAAGAATAACCACTTGCGATTCTTTACAACATCTTCAATACGTCTTTCAATTTTATACTCTACCACTTTATCCATGACATCTCCTAAATACATCAAACACTGTTGTTTGTGCTCTTGCCTTTCATCTTCAATATCTTAGCAAGAGTTGGATTGTTTAACAAGTGATCAGGAATACCTTTTGTCGCATTAGGGTTTCCTTTCATACCATCTTCCCACCCTTTAATCATGCTCTTAGGGATGAAGGGTTCTTTATTAAGTTGTTCATCAAGACGCTTCTGTTTCATGTGTTCAGCGTACAAGTGTTTTGGAATCCAAGAACTTTTGTCTTGTTGTTTCTTAGGTTTCTGCATATCGCTGTGTAAGGTATCTACGTCTTCGTAGATGCTATCTATAGCGTTGTTTTGTTGTTCAGGTACATACGTACCACCTACCTCTGTATTCAAGCTGTTATGTGCTGTTTTTAAGCTCTCACGTACACTTTCAACAATGATTTCACTACTATCAATAAAATCCAGTTGTTTTGGTTTTAAAACAATTTCTTCATCTAGATTAAAATCTTTTTCACTGTTAAGATTATTTTTAGATTTAATTAAAGATTGTTTTAGATTCTGTGTCCCAAATTTACCACCGTTACTAGGAAATTCCACACCGTTTATTGGTAAATTTACCACTGTTTCTTTGTAAATTCCACCCTGTTTATTTGATGATTCTTGATCTCCCTGTGGATAACTTCCTTGTTTAACAACATTAATCTTTAACACTCGAACTTGATTAGTTCCTCCTTTACGTTCACCTGTATCTGATATAAGACCTAGAGTAATAAGGTCATTGATTGTATTCATAACAGTCTTTCTATCCATACCAGTATCCTTAACAACTCTTGCAATTGATGGGAAGCAAGTGTTCTCTTTATTTGTACGATCTGCTAAAGCTAAAAGAACAAGGCGTTTAGCACTTCTCTTTGTTGTTTTTGATAAATCGCATTCCCACGCAAAACGTGTAGCATTGACACTCATTGTAAATCTCCGAATAAATTAAAGTGTGTTAAATTTACCACTGTTAAGTGTGAATGTAAACCTGAAAGGAAATAAAAACATGTTTATTGAACTAAAAGGAAATAAAAACTTTTGACAAAAAGAAAAACCCACCAAGATTACTCTCAGTGGGTTGTTGATATTCATTCTTTAATTACACTCACTAAACAGACTGTTAGGTATATAAGCTCTTTGTAAAATACTCCACGCCGAACCCCGATATAAGTTTTTCTTATAGTAGCACTTTCTTGTGAATAATAAAAAAGCCCCGAAGGGCTTTTATTTATGCTGGAGTGATTGTATTTGTACTATCAAATGATTTCCATGCACTTGTTGCGCTAGAACCTAAAGCGTAGTACATCAGCGAGTTCGTGTTATTAAACACCTGCTTCCCTGCAAACTTTCCAACCGTGTTGATTGAGCCAGTGGCGTTTGTTAAACCCGTTGTGGTTACTGCGGTAGGTTGGAACACTGGTTGCACACCATTGTTTGTTAATGTGCCGCGAACCTCTAGGCTCCCAAAGACTTCGCCACCATCTTCGGTGATTGTTTTTGCCTGAGAGTCATTAACTCTACAGTCGTCTGCTACCGAGTATCCAGCAACAATCATTCCCTCGCCCACGCCAGAAACCCGAATACCTGCCCAAATCCTTTCCTCAGAACCAGTAACCTTGATTGCTAAGACCACCTTGGTAAACTCTCCAACCTTAGTGGTAGATATATACGTCCCGCTTGAGAAATATACATTAGACAAGTCTATCGAAATCCCCCCGCGAATAGCTGTCTCAGACGTACCGATATTTTTAACCCAAAAAGAAACGCTAATCTCTCGTCCAATCCACTTGCTAATATCTTTGATATATGAGTTAGATAGGTCTGTAGGGTTGTATATTGCTTGGTAGATACCACATACGCCTGCAACATCTGATACAACTTTGAGTCCAGCGTTATACCCTTTAGGCAGGTCAGTAGTTTCCTGTGTCCATGTTCCACTGAAGTAACCAGACCAACCCTTAGGTCTATTTAGGGAAGAATCCCAGTGAGCAAAGTTACCGTTCTTGATTAATTGCTGCGGTCTGGCTCTACCTTGACCGTCATTTAATGACCTATCGGCAGTGTTTACATCCTGTAGCTGTCCCTGCGATTGTGTGTAAACACGAACATTGTTTGTCCCGCGTGTATCACGCGCAAAATTATGTGTGATGTTCCACGAGTCAGGGTGAATGTACAAGTTGTTGGAATTATACGATGGGCTCGCTTGAGCATTAATCTCATGCCATACACCCAAGATTACCGAGTTGTCCCCTTTGATATACGCTCCACCATACTGTGTTTCGTCATAAACACCAGCAGGTTGCAACTTCCCGCCATTCGCAATGTCACAGTTGATTATTGTCGAGTTCGAGGCAGATGTCTTAATATTAAAATAACCATTAAAACTAAAAAGACTATCTTTGATGCTGAGAACTGAGTTTAGCTTATCAACGTCTGCAAGATAACCATAAGCTCCGTAAACCGCCCGAACGTTATGCAGTCTATTGTAGCCTGTCCACGATCCCGCGATAGCTCTGTTGTCGATCAATATAGTTTGATATGAATGAGTTTCTTCTGCCAGTTTAGTCTTGCGGACGTCAAAGTTCTCAAGGTGCATGTAGCGAACTTCTTGTGCATTAACCAAGCTCTCACCTGTAAACTGTTGACTAGCTTGAACTGTCAAGTCAGTCAATCCTGCGTAAAGCTTTTTGTTGAAATTGACTGGTGACTTTGTTAAGTCGAATGGCTCAATAATTGTGTTTAATAAGCCATCACCAACAAGATACATATAAGCGCGTGGAAACACAACGTTAGCTTTTACAACACCCTTTGGAATATAGAAATACTGGTTATTAGGATTATCTGCAAAGGCTGCATGAATAGCTGCGGTTTGATCTTCACCTGTATTGACTTTTAGTCCATATAAACGCGTGTCAATTAACTTTTGACTCTTGAAAAAATTGTTTAACTCATGCTGGTTTTTATCCCCATCAAAAATTGCTGAAGCATCCCATTTGGTCATATTGCTAGGATATGACTTTCCAGACGGTGTGCCCACACCCCCAACATTCTGATACTCAACCAACATCGTATCATCTTCCGTTGAGCGCACATTATAGTACGCACCATCGGTAACACCTGTGACTGAATCAACACCTGCTTCTTTTGTATAATATGTTGGTAAAGTTGAGGTTTTAGAAACTGAATCAGGATTCCAGCCGGAAATTTCTACATATTTATTCCCACCCCAACGCCAAGTTTTATTATTATCTGTTGTAACGTAGATTTTCCCACTTTCACCAACGATAGGTAGGTTAGGTGTTGTAAATTCTAAAACATCATTAAAAGAACTTGGTATTTGGTTTTCAGGAACAACACCATCAACAAGGTCAGCTTTTTGACTTAATGCTAAGGTTGTTTCAGATCGTGTATACACATTTGTCTTATCAGCTTTTAAATCCAAGTTGGTGTCAACGTAAGTTTTATCAGCTTTTAGGTTTAAAGCTGCTTGTTGAGCTGTACTAACTGGTTTGTCTAGGTCAGACGTATTGTCTACATTACCTAACCCAACAAGTTCTTTCCCAATATCCTGAAAGATGTGACCTTTAATTTGATCTACAGATATTGCATAATCACCACGACCACCCGTAGGGATTTTTTCTGTTCCTTCAACATCTGGTAGTAAAGGTGCATCAGATATTCTTAATGTAGACATTCTTATTGTCTCTCCTAGTTTTTATTTTAATATTTTGTATTTGTTTTTACTATTACCATGATCTGAGAGCTTTTTCAAAAATCACAGCTTCCTCGGCAATTTTCTGGGCTTTATCCAACCCATTAATAATCCTTCGTGCTTGCTTGTAGTCTTTATTAACCTTACCAATATAATCAGAAAGCTTCTTTCCTGTAAACCAACCCTCTTTACTACCAAGAACAAGGATTTCTGCTGCGTATCTAGGGACTTGAGCAAGAGATGGGTCTTTCAACATAGCACCATTTAAACCAAGTTTTTGATCAGCTTTTCTATAATTGTATTCCCAAGTTAGTTGAACATAACCTCGACCATACCAAGGATAATATCTAAGGTTTTTCTTGCGCCAATCTTCAGACAACCAATAAGCTTCAATTACAGGGAGCATTGTTTGATTTGTTTCATGCCAAGCTGTTGCTAGAACATATGCTGCTTGGTTGTACTCAAGAAAATGTTTGTTGCAGAAATCAATAATCAGATTTATATTATTTACTTGATCTTGGTTTAGTTTTCCAAAGTGATTTCTTAATATATTAAAACCGCCAGAAGTCATTTTCATTTCTTTACACCTTTCATTCTTTCAAGTCTTTTGAGTTTTCTACTTCTTCTTGTATATTCGTGTGCAAGGTACTTAAATCCAAAAACAGTCAACGCTACAACAATTAGGAAAACTAAGTAAACAACAACGTATGGTGTTGCTATCAGAAGTTGAGCATAATAAGACAATGCCACTAAGCAAATAGCTAATACGGTTCGCAGAAGAACATTAACAGGATGGTCTGAGAATACAGGAGTAAGTTCACAAGAGAAAAGAAGTGCAGCTTGAATAATCAAACAGATTTGAATAATTGAAATATAAATTAACATTTATGCACCATCATTCCTATCTTTGTTCTTCGTCTTGAATTTACCTGTTAGTTTATCTACGATCCCTTCAACCATATCTGTAATCCCTGAGATAACAATGTTTAACCAAACATCAATATTCTTCATAAATAAATCTAAAATCTTTAGTGCTGATAAACCACATAAGATGTAGATTAAAAAACTAAAACCGTAGATACTTATGTTTAGTATTTCGATAACACCACTACCTAAAGCACCACCCATTGCAACACCTACAAGGATTGCACAAAAGCCTATTACGGAGATGATAAACTTCTCAATGTTTCTCTTATCGCCCCATACAACATCCTTTCTACGATACCAAACAGCTAAAGCACTACCAATAAGGGTTGGAAGCAACCAATGCAATACCGCTATAATCGCTCCAATTCCTGTTGTGTTTGCTTCCATTTTATCCCCTTATCTTTATGAAACTCTGCGCCACACATAAATTACTATTGAAGGCTGAACGTTATTGTGAGGCTGATCACCACCAGAATCCTCAGAAAATACATTTGTTACTTGGTATTGTGGGGAGTTATTATAGTCAATTTGATAACCTGTGGCACTACCACCATCCGTAGACCCATTCTGTCTGTGATTGTGTTTCGGCATCTCTGGGATGGTCAGTTTATGCTCATAAGAACCGAAAGTGTTTCCAGCAACCTTAACCCAATCAGGGACAGATGTTGTTACATTACTACTGTAACCGACTAATGCTCTACCTTCGGCATAACGAACCCAAGAACCATAACCAAGTCTTGTTGATGGATTACCAACCTCGGAGGTTAAATACAAATCACCAACCTTGTAAAGCTCAAGATACTTCTGTAGCATATCAAAAGTTACAACATCTTTAGCTGATGGAGTGTTAATGTTTCCACTAAATGAAGCAACTGTTGTACCGTCATTTAAAACAACAGGGTTTGTGCCGTTGTGGAATAAACCATCTCGACTGTGGCTATTAAACTGATAACCGTCATTAGTACCAATACCAGAATTAACTGAGAATGATGTACCAACAGCCTTACCTGTCATTACAGGGGTATCTTTATAGACTAAGTTATCAGCATGTCCTGAAACATTCTTTGTATCTTGTAGGTCTTGATATAGGTCTAAGTAGTCTTGGTAGTTAGCAAAAGCAACCTCCCAATTATCAGGTTCAACATCAGGTTGTTTACCAGTGTTTTGCAATTTTGCTTTGTAAATAACGCCATCATACTTTATGTAAGATGTATTTGAGTATTCTGTTTCAACATCCCAATCAGGAAAACCCTCTTGGTATAAGTAAGCTACAGCAGTATCGTGTTTATTGTGTAACCAGTTAACAACCTCATAAGGAGGTTTCTCTACAACAAAACCAAGCTCTTGAACTTCTGATGCGGGTTCTAATTGGTTTCCACCTTCAGCCCATCTAATAGTAACATTAGGCTTTGGAATTAACGCCATTTATTATTCTCCAATTTATTCTGTTCCGATGTATTTCTGTTCTAGTCGATAACCAAGAGGTATTGGTAAGATTCTATCATTTGACCAAGTTCTTGAAATGAAATAAGACAACAACCCAATACCATCTTCAACAATGTTTAAGTTGATTACACCATGTCTATCCCAAGAAACACTGTTCTGTGTGGAGTAGCTTAGAAGTTCAACAATCCTTAAGAACTCATTTGTCCTACAATTTGAATTGTTATAGATTATTCTGGCTTTAATAACTCTACGATATTCTTCATCACTTAACACTTTACCTGAAACTTGGTTTGTAGTTAGTTTAGAAAAGAACGGAGCACCTACAGATGGGTCAGCAACAGTACCAAAAGTTCCACTCTTGTAGCTCCCTTCAAACCCAAAGTGCACACCCTGATTAAAATCTACAAGTATTCTTGGTTGTTTGACTAAAGCACCAATGAAGTCTAAACCTTTACCAAAACTGTTATCAATGTTAAAAACATTCTTAATGAAATCTAAGTATTGTTGCTGGTAAAAATTAATAACTTCTGTTTGAGAGGTGATTAGCGTACCCCACACCTCATCACCTTTAAACAAATCCGTGTATCTGGTTCTTGCTAGAGTTGTGTAATCAATAAAATCTACTGTCATATTAACTACCACCAATTAGAATATCTTCTGGGCGTATTGTTGCAAGTTCATTAAACTTAAGAACAATATCATCAACACCAAGATTACCTGAAACTTTACCAATTCTTAAATTGTTTGCACTAAATCCTTGAATTGTGTTGATAGGATCAAATAGACGAGAATACAGAATATCTTCACCAACATCTAATGAGTTGAAGTAATCAACAATTGCTTGCTTGATCATATTCTTACCATTTGTAGGGAAGTTTGGTAGAGCCTTAACAGACATTGAAATTTTAATAGGAATTAAGTTTGGTCTTGATAATTTTACAGAATGATTTGTACCCGTAATATCGGAAACAAAATATTCCTCTGTGCCATTTGTAACTGTGCCAATAGGTAGATTTCTGAACACCTCGTTAGCAACAGCTTGACCATTACCACCTTGTACAACTACACTTACACCCTGATTAATTCTCTCACCATTAGGTTGTGATGTAATGTTTTGCTGAATGTTTACAAACTTAACACCACGCACTCTTAGGAGAGAAGACAACATTGCATCATAGTCACCAAAAGCATTTGAAGCTTTAGATAATCTCCAACGATATCGTAAGTCTGTATCGCTCTCGACAGGTGTACTTTCTGCTGTTGCGTAAGGATTTGTTACATTCAACCACCCAGAAGTTGCACCGCTATTAATCTGAGTAACTGTATCAGCATCTTGAGAAACTGCCGTGTATGTTGCACTTGTTGAATATACAGGCATGTAAGAAGATTCAATAGGTAGGTTTGTTGTTGTGTTAAAGAATCCCACATCCACTCTATTTCTAATATAGACATTAACTTTGTTTGAGTTGGTAACTGTAGCTACGAGGTCAGATGTTTGTGAATTTATTGTTTGAGCAATACGTGCAGCTAATGTTTCTTTAGTATCAGTAGGAAGCGATAGAAGCTCGATAGGAGGGTTTTCTGATGGTTTACCTTCAACACCATAGGTTAATCTATAAACGCTCTCTACGGAGCTTAAAACCACATCAAACTCAACACCATTACAAGCTGTAGTATTAAAAATAACAGGGTTATCTAGGTTGAATACATCACCCGTTACTCTGCTTCTTGCACTAGCACCTTCATATATAACACTACCAACTGTACCAAAAACAATAAGTAACCCGAAAGCTGGATCAGAATCTAAACGGTGATCACCCAATGTTAGGTAAACAAGATCATCTAGAACACTCCCTGCTGCTTGTTGTGGGTCAAAAGATGCAACTACAGCTTGTAAAGCTTCTTCTTGTAGTGCCAATGATTCTGATAAAATACCAAGCTGTCTACCAATAACACTACTATCATCTGTTGATAATGTTTGACCGTTCAGTAGTGGTTCAAACTTAGCATTAGCACTGTTTGTTAACCTTTCTCTGATTTGAACTAACCCATCAATCTCAAAACCATTCTCTGTAAATTTTGCCAATTTAGTATTCTCCAATATCCATCTAGTTAAGGTGTTGTAATGTATTTATCGTTTTGTGTTAAAAGGGCAAAACCATTTTGTGTTGTAATAATTCTGTATTGAGTTTCTGCTGAAATACCAACCAACTGAACTGTAAATTCACAACTGTAGTTACGTGTTCTATTATCAATTGTTGAAATGAATCGAGTAATTCTAACAACATTTTCTTCTTTTAAGATTTCATCTTTAAGCAAGAGATCGACACGAGTTTTATTTCTAACCTTACCAAAGATTTTACCGTAGTAATCAACACCGTAAGTTGTATCTAAAAACCATTTACCATAGTTTGATTTAAGTCGAATATAAAGTCTTTGTGCAATACTATCAAAGTAATCAGAAGTCAGTTGAATATCTCCACCCAACAATGAGAGTTTACCGTTTGTAAGTTTATAATCCATTACTGAGAAACCCCTAAAGTGAAACAAAATACTGGAAACTCTATTCCTAGTTGTTTTAATGTGTTTTTAATGAAGTCAACTAGCATTTTAAAGTTCAAGGAAGATATGTAGTCTACAGTTTGGTTAACCCTTTCTGCAATTTGTGTCGAAGTGTTTGAGTAAAAAGCGATAAACTTTTCTTTAAAACTTGGACTGTTTGGTTGAGTCATATTTAAAAGTTGTTCAACTGTGTGTCCTGTTTTCTTAATAACTTCAACAATACTCTTGTACTCTGGAAACATGTCTAAAATAGCGTCCATAACTTCTTTCGCTGTCGGAACAACTAAAAGACTTGGTAATGTTGCAACAATTTCTAAGATTTCCAAAACCTGACTAATCATCTCTTTCATTGTGTTTATCAATATGTTTTTATAACCAATCAATATTGTTTTAACCGTATAAACAACTTCTTGAGCAAGGCTTCTAAAACCTTCAAATAAAGGTAGGGTTATAAAAGGGAGGTCAATTGCATTGATTATTGCTTGCTTAACTGCATCATACAATGCTTCTGCGTCCATCTTTAGAACTGTAGTAAATGGTATGTTTAGGATTGGTATAGGTGGAATTAGGTCATCCAACACCCCACCTATAACACTTACAAGTTTTTCAAATATACCACCCATTGTTATAATGTCTTGGTAGTGTTTAATACCCTCAACAATCTCATTAATCTCTTGGGTTATATTGCTATACCCTTCATAGATAATATTTCTAATGGTTGGCAATATTGATGCAATAGGCTCTAAGTACAGTTTTCTCAAGTATTCAAGAACATCATTAAAAGACGGGAATTGATCAATCAAATCTTCTATAGACTTGTTAACTTGCTCCCTTAAATCTTCTAAATCAGGTATTGGAGTATTCGTACATATTGTAATCACACTTACACTCCATTCTCACTAATCATAGGGGCAACTAATTCAATCTTCTTTTTAGCACTAACTCTAAAGGTATTGCAATCAACATCAATATCCCCTTTGTTGGTTAATGACATTGAGCACTCTTGATCTGTACCAAGATTATTGTAAACTTTAAGAGAATCTTCCGAGTAATCTTTCTTGTGGTTGTCTGTATTCCACACACTGTCTTGTGTTGTATTAAAACCAACAAAAGCAACTGCATCTGAAATATCAAAACGTCTTAAATCTAAAGTGTCATGAGGAACTTTTACACCAAGTTTAAATTGATCGAAACAATGTTGACCAATTACAAGGAGTACAGTGTCACCACGTTTAACAGGGAGAATAATCCCTGCTGTTGTGGTTGCTGGCATGACAACAGGGACGTAGGAGATAACAGGGTACTCGTAAGTGTCGTAATTACCACCACGCTTATTTACAAGTGGTTGTACATCAATAAAACCATTACTAAGGTTATCTGTGTTAACAACCTCACCAACCATGCAAGTGTTGATTTGATTAATATTGAATGAGATAAAAGATTTAAGAATACTCTCTAATGAAACTTCCATTTATTCTTCATCTCCACCTAACACTTCTATTTCTTGATCTTCACCAGCTAAGGCTTTACGTTTAAATTCTGGAGTAAAGTCTGATGTATCTTCAAGCTCCATCTCAACGTACCAAGCTTGTCCGTGAGTATCCCCTGTAAACTTACAATTACGAACACGATACAACCCATCTGTTCTAGGATTACCTGTGTCAATCCTCACCATGCCAAAAGGTTTGATGTCTGGATTGATAAGAGCTTTAGCAGCTAAGAATCTACGATAAACAGTGATCTTCTTTGGAGGTTTAGTCCAACGCAAATTACCTTCTTTATCTTTCTTTTGCTCGCCAGTCTTTTTATCAACAACAGCTTTGATTGCTTTTCTTTCTACAACAAGACTTTCTGAAACCTTAGTGTCATAAGGAACTTTAACATTCCTACTATCTAAGTATGGTTGCTCAACTAATCCAGTTTCATAACCAAGAACAACTGCTGTCTTTGAATCTTTATCCTCATAAAGAACTCTCATGCTTTCTTTCTTGTAATTCTCTGTCTTATTGTCTGCTGAAAGTTGAACCTTTTTGTTAGCTTTAATAGCTTCAATTAATGGTGTATAAAACCCAACATAACTTTGATCTGATATGTAGAACATGTAGTGTCTTTTACCATCTTCAAAAACTTCTGTATGATAAGATAGTCCAAAGTTGTCACAAATCTTCTTAAGATAATCACCAAGAGTTCCTGAGAAAGACCAATTCAAAACAGTTGTTTGTTGCAGTATCTTGAGAATTTCAGTAGAGTTCTGTTCCTGATCTGGTGTAAGTTTTAGTGAGAACTCCCCTCCAAATACTTCACCAATATCTTTCAACAATTCCTCAATCGAGGTATTAACATATTGTTTACTTTGAACTGTGCCAAGTCTAAAACTTCTAAAGTTAGCACTAACATTCATTGTAGTTTCAGAAGTACCTTGACCTTTAGTGTACTTAATCTCAGAAGTTACACCAGCATAAAACAACGTTTGAAAGTTATCTTTATCTCCTTCATAACCAACACTTAAACCAACTTCAGTTTGGAAGTTATTGTTTACATAACCACCAAGTTTTTCTGCTGTAGCTTGTGTTAAGCCAAAGATTGTGATCTTACCTGTTGATGAATTTGTATTCTCATCAGCACTCTTAAAGAACTCAAATGAGATACGCAACTTCTGATCAATAGTAAACTTCTTTTTTGTCACAAGGTTTGTAAATTCAAGTTTACATAATCTTCCCGATTGTATTCTCATTTGTTCTCCAAAAATAATGAGGTTTTATAGGTTATTCAGCATCACTTAGGTTTCTAAAACCTTCCAACCTCTCTGTTGGTGGTAGCGATACAAAAGCAAGTCTGTAACTACGACTCCAATTTAAATAATCTGTAGAGGTTTGCTTAACACCATTAACGGTTAATGCTTCAAGAGTTACGTAAACATCCAACTCATTTAGAAGCATATTAAAGTTTAAGAACACCCTATCTAAGTTGGTAATGAATGTTGGTTTTAGATAAACAATCTCACCATCGTAAGAAGTTAAAGAGATTAACCTTTGACCTTTACGACTGTTATAAGATGCTGTTAATAAACAAGGTACACCGAATATATCAACTGGACATACATATTTAGAGAAGTTTTTTAACTCAATGTAAGTAACATCAACTGTCATTGTTATTGACCCCTATAAACGTTCTCTGGTTTGATTATTACCCATCCGCCAGTGTTAGGGCTTGGAAGAACATCCCATTCGTAAGCTTTAGTGTTTCCTGATTTTATCTGAGCATTGATTGACTTCCATAAGTTTGCTTGAACCATTTTAGATTCAGCTTCACTCATAGCTTTTGATAATCTCTTGATTGCCTCCGGATCACCTTTAACCGCCTTATCTGCTGCTGTTTGACTTGTTGCTGGTTCATTAGGTGGTTTATCAGTTACAGACTCAGTTGCTTGTTTTGCTGTTGTACTCGTTGCATTTTGATTTAAGATAGGTACAATCTGAGGGATTGCGTTTGGAACATCTTCTTCTAAAACTGTAGCTTGTCTAACCTGAACAATTTGCATCGAAGGGAATACAGCACCATGTCTATCAGCAGTTGTATTAAAAACCAAACCTCGCATTACACAGCTATCAATACGATCAACTTCTGTTCCACTAATATCATCTAAACTTGTAGACTTAATAATTGAGAAAGGTTGCTTGGATTCATAAATGTTTCTAATCTTCTTCTCAATGTCGATGTGAGTTTCAACAGGGCTGTTACTTTCGTCCCTAACAACAAACTCACCATCTACGAGGATAATCTCTCTATTCATACTATTGTAGTAAGAGAACACCCCTGAGATCGAAAACTCAGGGTTGGAGAACACTAAATTATCAGAGATAGGAAAACCAACTTCTGTTTCGTGCATTGTAACAGTTGCGGAAAGGTTTTCACTAAAATCTGTAACACTACTAAAGGAGATGATCTCATCTGTAGAGGCAATCCTAAGACTGTAAATCATTATCTCTCCTTAAGGTTGTGTTAGTGTTAGAGGACTTAAATCCCCAAGTCTTGCCGAACCTCGATCCAGAATATTCCCTGCTTGATCTTTAAGTAAGATATTAACCGTGTTGTTAGAACTCTTAGGTTCTTGGAAGTCAGGTAGAGTGCTCGGAAACCTATCCTTGTCTGGTTCTTGTCTTGGATTGAATCTATCTTCCATCTTTCTCAGTGCGTTTTTGGCATACTTAAGAACACCAATGCCGGGTATCATCTCAGAAGCTCTAAATGTACTATCTGCACCAAACAATTGCATTGGGTTTTTAGCGTAATACTTGAGCTTTAAGAAGAAGTTTTCAATCCTAGCTGCTGCAAGGTCAATTGTACCGTATAAGATTTGGAATTGAGCGCCAAGCAGAGTTACCCAATTCACCTCACCAGAGTTACTTCTTTCTAAAGCAGACATCGCTTCAAATAAAGCCCAAACAACTAAGGTTGTCTTAGCAACTCTTCCAGCAAGAGCAAGATACTTACCATTCAACTTGGTAATATCACCTGACAATATTCTTGTAACAACACCAGCTTTTTCACTAGCTTTTGTAAATCTGACAATCATCAATAATGTTGCTAGAATACCTAACATCAAAGTTTTGTTTTCGTTAGCAAAGCTGAAGTAAACCTTAGTTAAATCACCCAAACCCTTAGCCATTGCACCAAAACCTTTAATCATCGGTTCAATAACTTCTAGGATTTTAGCCATTCCAGAGAACACGTAGAATAACGCTTTATCTAACCCACTACTCATGATTGTTTGTGCTAATTTGTCAATAGCGTTCATGAAGCGTTGTTGAGCAACAGCAGATGTTTGAAGCATTTTGTTTAAGGCATCGTTGTTATTTGCCATAGCTCTCATTCTATTTGAGAGGTTTACAGCAATATCTTCAACCTTAACTGCGCCTTTCTGACGCATCTTCTCGTAACCAGCACTATCAACACCATAGACTTCCATAGCTGATTGTTTAATCAACTCTTTAGCTGGAAGACCACGTTCAGCCATTTGACCTTCTTCTTCAGCTTCAATCTTACCTTTAGTAAGCATTTGCCCGAATGCACGATAGATACCTTTCTGGTCATCTACGTTAGCACCCATAGCTGTCATCAACTCACCAAAGCCTGTGAATACTTTTTCAATATCCTCATACTTCATTTTACCACGAGCTGATTGTAAGACTTTACCAAAAGCCATGCCCAGCTCTTGAGTGCTTTGACCAAGACGATGAGATTCTTTATTTACAAACTGAAGTGCTTCCGCATATTGTTCTTGACCACTAGCTGCCATTAGAAGAACATTATTCATTTTGGTCATTTCACGACCACGTTGAACAACTTCTTTAGCTGCAAAACCAGCAGAAACTAATCCACCAGCAATAGCTGTAGCTGGAGTCATACTACGGAAGAAGTCCTTAACGCCCCCACCTAACGCACCGAACATCATTGCTCCACCAGCAGCACTTGTAGGTGACTGTGGTGGGTGAGCTACAGAGGGTCTAGGTGAGGTTTGACTACCACCATAATACTTGTTGTTTACAGCAACGCTACCAGTACCTCTACGCATGTCAGCCATAGACTGTTTAAAGCTACGCATCTCGTTGTTAGCAGAAGAAACATTCTTACGATATACTTCCCAAGCATTACTACCTTTCCATACTGTAGTACGAATGTTATTTAAAGCTTTAACAAGGACAGGTTCGTGTGTTGTAATACTCTTGTGTGATTGTTCAACACGTTCAACGTAATTAGCTAAACGGCTATAGCTTTCAGACATACCTTTGTTGTTCTTACTCTTAGAGCTTTTACTATCAGAAGCTAAACTCCTATTAAGAGCATCAACTTTCTTTTTAACTAAGGTGAGTTTATTAGCAACAACACCTAAGTTACGAGCGAACATTGCAGAGTTTTCACGTAGAGTACGCAATCTTGATTCAAACTGTGCAGCACCAGTATCATCAACTTTGAACCCAAGTGATGCAAACATTCTTGTTAATTCAGTTTGAGCCATAATCCCTACTTCCTATTATTCTTAGCTTCTTGTTCTTTTTGGATTCTGATTTCTTCAATCTTATACATCTTACGCATATCTAAAGCTTCAAGAACATCTTGAACTTCGTCAACTGACATGTTTTTTAATTGATTGTACGTTGCAACAACATCAATCTTTTCTTGTTGTAAGATAATTAACCACTCAACAGGCATTGACCAATCTTGTTCTAACTTCCTTAACTCGTTAGGATTTACCCTCGATGATGAATTTTCTGGGACTGTTAACCCACATTCATACCGAGTTCCGAAAAAACATCTTTGTAGTTGTAAAGAACAATTTCAGCAACAAGTTTATAGAGAGTTACATAGTTTTGAGAGAACTCAGTGTCAAAGTCAATCTTACCCGATTCTGTTTTAGCACCTGTTAGAAGTTCTTCAATTAAGTTAAATAAAGAATCATCATCTGAATGCTCCATAACTGATTGTACAGCTACAGATAAATATTCTAGGATTGTATTATCTTCTTTTAGTGTACCAACTTCTTTAAGTACAGGTGCTAAAAGACGTACAACTTTCTGTTTAATCTTAAATCCCTTCTTACCAAGAAAAGGCTCTAGGACATATTTCGTATCTTTAATTTCTACAATTTTATAATTATCTGACATTTTATTCTCCAACTATGAGTTCAACGAATTGTAAAACTCCAATATTTATTTAAATTTATTCGTTACCAATCTGA